ATGCAGTATAGCCAGCGTGGTGCTTTTGCTGAAACCAGGCGCGAGCAACACGGCAATGATGATCGGCGTCAGAATGAGTTCGGAATCGGCATTGGCAAACAAGGCGCACAGTCGTTAATACCCACCAGCAGTTCCGCCAAGAGTGCGACAATGTCGTAAGAGAGGCCTTCAGCCAGGCAAAACAGCGCTACGGTGCGCCCCGGCTTGCTGAGGAAGTGAACCTGGGGCCTGAGGTACAATGTAAAAACGATAGCGTCCAGCCTGTGCCATCAGGGTCTGCGGCGATCTCAGTCCGGAACAATTTGAAAACCAGAACCTCGCTTAAGGCTGTGTCCACAATACGCGGACAGGATCAAAACTGTTAGTGTGGCTGGCTTACAAGAATGAAGTGAAGTTGATTGATATAACAAACACTCCTGATAATGTTAACTGGCCTGTTCCTCCGGGGGAGCGAGCCAGCCATGATTTGAAAAGCACATGAAATCACTTTCACATGAATTAATTTACATTGGAAATAAAATATAATAGTGCTTATCATTTTTATTTAAGTTAAATATTTTATAAATGGTTTTTATTTACTCACCTGATGGTAATGAATAACGTTTAATATCTATAGTAAAGGATGCTGTAACCGTAAGGATAGTGTGCCACAATTTAACAGGTAACATATTATGAAACACGTCAAGAGCGTATTTTTAGCAATGGTTTTAATATTACCATCTTCACTATATCCTGCTCTTACAATAGCGGCAGACTCTCAAGATCATAAAAAAGAAGAAACAATTAAGCCAATGCCTCAAAAGTGGTGTAATCTTTGGCCTGCTGGCATACCCTTCCCTGAAGATTGGTTTAAAATGTGTAGAGGTTATTGAGTATAAATTTAATATACTAGCCAGTAACCATATCAGTTATGACAGACAGGCCTTCTTCATATTTGCTATAAATAAGGCCTGAGCTTTCCTGACAAATTATAAACTACTGGCTGGTTTCTCCGGCCAGACAGGCTTTAAAGTATCAACACGGTTTACCTGTACCCGGTACTTTCTCCATGCCAGAAGAGAAGCTTTTTCTTTATTGGTTGCTTCGTCCAGATCCACTGCATCCTGTAACGGCGCGATTTTTTCAGACGCTATTTGCAGGAGTCTGTTTTTCGTTCCTTCAGCTTCACGAAGTCTGGCTGCGGCCTCCGCAGCTTCATCATTCATCCAGACCTGAGCCTTACTATCCCATTTTTTGTATCCACCACCTGGTGAAACTGATGTGACGTTTTCAGGTAGCGGACCAAGATCGGAGATATAAACCTGATTGCCGGTTGTTGTGTCGTAAACCGTCTCGCCGCGGTGATCCTCCTGCAGACTCCACGTTTGGGTTTCAGCGTCAAAAACAGCAATATGACTGGAGGGAATATCAGGAGGGGCTATATCAGTACAATTTGCCGGGCGACGCTGTCCGGGGGGGACCTGACCACATCCGGCCCCCATTGCAGGTAATGCAACAGATGTAATTTTCCGGTCTTCTCCGGCGCTTTTATTGTGCTGAAAAATTGCCAGTAACGCAGCCCGTGTTGCATTATAAACCGCGTCGGTGCCGTCAATAATCAGCGGAACGCGCATCGTCGGGGCGGGAACCAGCCACGGATGTTTACTGTTACCCGTTTCAATAACAAAGGCGGTGCCGACGGGCTGTTCCCCCAGGTATTCACGGATGATATTTTGCTGTACCCGTTCCTGTAATTGCGACCCGAAATATGCCGTAATAGCAGCATCCACACCGCCGTCCATAAGACCAAAGGTTTCCGCATTACCGTCTGCGTCCACAATAACGACGTGTCCGTGTGGACCGATATACATGGTGTGCTCGTGTCCTCCGATATAAACTGTATGCGCATGGTCGCCAGCGGCCTGTGTCCACGCACCACCTCCTAGCTGAAATGAAGTGTGATTGGAATCTCCCCAGTATGAATTGATATAACCGCCGAACTGGTTAGTATGATTGCCCGTGGTATTAACGCCCCTTTTCGGAGTCAAACCAGTTCTTACGCTCTTTTGGAGTCATTTTATTCGGGTCCTGATGTTCAGCAGCCTGGGAAACGGGCGTTTCCATCAGTACGCGGATCACATCCGTCAGGAGATACAGCTTGTTTTTTTCATTGCTTCCCAGTGCCAGGGGAACGCCCGAGAGGCGACTGACAACCGTCTGTCGATGTAACCCTGTAATAGCGGCAAGCTGACTGATATTGCATTTGAGGTTCTTCAGTTCGCCGTCCATTTTTACCTCTGGGGCTGTTTCTTAGCGCGCCCTCCCCCGGAAAAACAAAATATAATGAACAAAAAACATACAAACCATCATCTTTTAAAAATAAATTACATTAAAACAGAGAGTTACAACATGATGATGATGCATGAAAAATCAAAAATGCGCCAAATCCCGCGCCGCTGCCGCCCCGTGGCAGGCCGCCCCGCCGGGAGTACCTTTTTAAAATGCGAACAATTATCAACAACTACCACTTAATGATTATTTATTTCATTTTGCGATATTGATTATCATTTTCAATAACAACACACAGAGAACATAAATGAAAAATATCATCACTATTATCGTAGCCATTATTATCGTTTTTTATGCAGGTATGTGGTCGCAGAAATTCCTGATGGAAGATGAGTGCCTTGATTCAGGTGGTTCATACAATGAAAATGGAATTTGCAATATTGCAGGCAGTCATCAGGATGTTCCCCCTAAGTAAGCAGAATGCTTTTTAAATTCGTTACCCACCTCTACAGATAAGGAGGCGAATGGTCACTAAAAGTAAAATCCATTGCAGAAGAATTTCCGGAAAGTTGTTATTCCAGCACCCCGACAGGTTATTCAGACAGATTTCAGCTATATCAAAACTGAGTGAGTACTTATCAGTTTCATCTGGTGAAAAACCTGTTCTTATTCATCTGGTTCCATCTGATGATATGTAGTCACTTTTTTACAGCAATATTACAGGGGGAGTTTCAATGCCTCCTGTAATTATTTGACTCTCTCACCGAATCATATACTCGTTCACACGTCATTCCTGCCCGGTAGCGCTCGTCAGCGATTCCAGCATAATGTTTAGCTGCTTCTGCAATATCTCCGAGCATGTTGGCAAGCATTCTGGCGTCGGCGTTGGTTGTTTTGCTTCTGACGGCAGCGGCAAGATTTGCGGTGTGCTTTGCGGCGTCCAGGCGGGTGGCAAGTTTTTTTGCTTCGGTACGCAGCTGGCTAACAGTGGCAGACAGGCCAGCAGCAGTGGCAGCAGATTTAGCGGCTTGCGCTTGTGCATCTTTCACAGCCTCATCACGGGCAATAACGCGGCCCTGTTCAATAATACGGGCGGCGGTCTGGGCGTTGACTTCCTGAGAGGATTCAGCGCTGTCGCGATCTGCCCATTTTTTTTGCCAGCCCCTGTCACTCCAGACATTACCGGCGATAAACGCACCAGCCATCAGCAAAATAAACACCAGCTGCAACCAGTATCTTTTCAGAAGAGCAGATAACAGATTCATACCAGCACCGATTTTGCTTTCTCAAAGCGCTCCCGCCGATCACCGATGCCGTTCTACCCTCCGTTGATGATCTGCGTAACACGTACCAGGTCGCCGGAATATTTCAGACACCCTTTAGTCACAAAAAGCCACGCTGCGGATCGGGCGGCATGACGTTCTAGCTCAAGCTGTCCTGGATTCGCCACTAGATCCAGTTTCAGTGCAACGCCACATCTGGTGTAATTCTCCAGCCCGGTAATCCTGATCTTCGCCGAACGTGGTGCGAAAGCTTTCTTGCCGTTCATGGCGTTCGCGATCCGGACTGGTACGAATATGTGCCTGATAACACCCCAACAACCCATGAAGAAAATGCAGCAAGGCTTAGTCAGGCGGGCAAATGTCTGCGGGATATTGAGGCAGGGAGATTTCAGTGTGATGAAGAAAAACAGCAACCGACAGGCGAACTGGCAGATGAACCAGCAACGCCTGAAGCAGTGGAACAGGACACAACTGAACATCATCCGGACCCACAGCCGCTGGAGAATGAACCACCTGTAAGCCAGACAGAAGCAGGCTACCAGAAAATACGGGCAGAACTGCACGAAGCACGTAAAAACATTCCACCCAAAAACCCGGTTGATGTTGGTAAACAACTGGCAGCCGCGCGCGGTGAATATGTCGAAGACATCAGCGACCCGAACGATCCGAGGTGGGTTCATAACAATTACAGCGCCTCAAATCAGGGTGAAAAAGAAGAAGTGGTGCCGGAGGGAAAACAACCAGCAGCAGAGCCGGAGGCTGTCACCAGAAACGCGGACGGGACTTTCGATGTATCAGCGCTATTCCTGCCCCCCTCAAACCAGACCGAAAAAACGGAAGCCAGAACAGAAAGAGATGGAGAAACGCCGAAAGAGAGCAACCAGCAGGAAACGGCTGGCGATACAGGACAGGAAATTACAACGGACGGTGGATCAGGTACAACTTCATAGCGCAAAACCACACGCCAGTGGCGCTTATTGAAAAACTAAAAGGAACGGACTCATTCACTGTGTCCGCATGGATTGATCGCTATGAGGTTTTATTACAGCGCCGGAATCTGTCGGTTAATACCTACAAGATTCGCAGTAATCAATTAGCGACCGTACGCGAAAAAATGGGAGAAATAATACTGGCAGAAGTAACAACCCGGCACATTGCCAAGTTTCTTGAGTCGTGGATAACCGAGGGAAAAAACACTATGGCGGGAGCAATGAGATCAGTTCTATCTGACATGTTCAGAGAGGCTATTGTCGAAGGGCATATTGTGAAAAACCCGGTGGAAGCAACCCGGATACCAGAGATTAAGGTGGCCAGGGAACGCCTGCAACTGGAAACGTATAACGCCACACGAGCGGCAGCAGAGCATATGCCTGCATGGTTCCCTCTCGCGATGGATTTAGCGCTCGTTACTGGTCAACGTAGGGAGGATATCGTAAATATGAAATTTAGTGATGTTTTTGACAACCGCTTATACGTCACTCAGATTAAAACCGGAATGAAAATAGCCATTCCCCTCTCCCTGACACTTCGGGCGACGGGGTTACGTCTGGGAACGGTAATCGATCGCTGCCGACTTGTAAGCCGCACTGATTTCATGATCAGTGCCGGAATCAGGAAAAATAGCCCGACCGGGAATATTCATCCGGATGGATTGACAAAGACATTTGTAAAAGCAAGAAAAGCCTCCGGTGTTAACTTCAGCAATAATCCACCGACATTTCACGAGATCCGAAGTCTGGCCGGGCGGCTGTACAAAAACGAGCACGGCGAGGTGTTCGCCCAAAAACTCCTGGGCCACACATCAGAGAACACCACGAAACTCTATCTCGATGAACGCGATAATAAAGCTTACGTGATGCTCTGATTTTGTTGTAAAAGAAATGTTAAACTGGATTTGGATGTGATATAACCAAAAAGACCGGAATACAGAAATTCGAGGAAATTTCGAGGAATTTCGAGGGGAAACACATAACCCATTGATTTATAATCTAAATAAAAAGAGACCGAATACGATTCCTATTTACGGCAACAATTGATCTTTCTCTTTAAATTCATAATGTTACATATTAATTAAGTGATTTTAACGATTAGAATACGTTATTTTTGATTCTAATAGATTCAATTAGTTATCACTTTTTACGTTTTAATTCGGACATATTTCGAACCATTTTGCGTATAAATCCCCCGACCAATCAAACTCACTGCCCAATATATCACTCGACCTCTTCCACTGGTGGCCTCCCGATGCCAAATGCCCATGTAGACGAAGGCTTAATAGTGATGCCAACAAAAGCGATCACGAAAAGTTGAACAGATGCTTGGTTTCAGATTAAACACATTGATTAGCCATTCTTAACCAGTAGAATCCGCCGCGACTGGCAACCATTCAATATTCGCACTATCGAACGATCGCCAGTTTGCCGCAGTCCGTTCCTGCATACGACGTGGCTGCGGCACCGATCATACCGGGCAGTCGTCAAACCTCCAGGATCGCGCATCGTCAACGATGCAGGTGATCGTGAACAAGATATAGTTTTCCACAGTTCGTACAGGATAGGCCTCCTTATTGCTGCCTTCGCAGTGACAGTAACTGTCCCTGTGTTTTCACATCCTAACCTACCATGTCCCCGATAAGTTAAGTATATGAGCGTAGAGGAGCTTTTCGACCATGGGCACAACCTCTAAATCTGAAGGGAGTTCATCAATAGATACAATAATGAACGTTTCTTTAAAGATCTTTGTAGTCAGTCCCTGTTAGGTTGTCGTGACATAAGAATATCGCTTAATTTTGAATACAGGGAAATGTAATTGATTATAAATGTTGGACATGTAGCTACAGAAAAATTCGACACAACTGGAGTGAGCGCCTGTAACAACCAACAGAGTACTTCAGTTGATTTATCCTCCTGTATTATTAATGCTGCTTCAGAATGTACCGTTTTTGTCAGAACAATAATAAAGAAATCGGACAGTTATGATGCTATGCAAATTGACAGGCTTAAAATTGATACGCAGGAAAAATACGACGCTCTTAATTTACAAAGAGAACATCACAAGAAATTTCTGCAAACTATAAAAGCAAACTCTTTTGACAGAGCTATGGCTGAAAGACCAGAAAACCCAATATCTCTGAGTCTAATATATTCTTCCATTGATTCAATAAAATATAACACAGGGAACTGTGCTGATATGTCGCTAATTTTAGGTGCGATTATTGCAAAATATATACCACAAAGACTAACCGGAATAGGATTTTCGAAAAATAATGTATTTGATGCCAGAATAAGCACATCCCTTATGTATAATAGCGCGTCAGGAGGGAATCATGTGGTCGTTTTTTTGACTTTTACTGATTCAAAAGGAATATCGGAATATATACTTGACCCTTGGCTGGATGCGCGCATTTTCAAAAAGGAAGAGTCATATGAAATTTATAAAAACAATAGCAGTGAATATATCAATGAAAATCATTGCTTCGAAGCATACGATAAATACACTGCTATAATGAATAGCGCAGAATATATAGACGCCATAACAAAGACAATAAATCTTTTATATAGAGTTAATCTTGATGAAATTCAATTAACAAATCCATTTAAGTTTATATAATTAACTCTTATGGCTGATTAAAGGAGTGTTATTTTCCCATGAATGGCATCAAAGGCATGTTACTCGCCGGAAATTTTCTGTACAACGTCGAAACGCCAACATCATAAATAATCGCTACCTGCTGTCACGGTACTCCGGCCCTAATGAGGCGCCCGGCTGCGCCCATTGTTCCGTTGTTAGTTTCGGTCGTCGGCCACCAATTTGCCCCTGCTCCCTTGCCGCTGCCAGCCCGGCGCTGGTACGCTCAACGATCAGCTCACGCTCCATTTCAATGCCAGAACAGCAAGGCTCCTCCTGAGCGAAAAGGACATTTTTTGAAAGTTTCTGGAAAATAAAAATAGTACTATTTGAGCATTAATCTAATCAGCCGATTTTTTCTAATTCATCAATCAGATGGACATAGCATTTGCTATAAAAAATAAAAGTATTCCTGCTATCTATATATAAATGAGTTATGTACATATAAAAGGAGCATTACCGTGACAAAAATAACTTTATTTCCCCATAACTTTAGAATCCAAAAACAGGAAACCACACCACTAAAAGAAAAATCAACCGAGAAAAATTCTTTAGCAAAAAGTATTCTCGCAGTAAAAAATCACTTCATCAAATTAAATTCAAAATTATCGGAACGTTTTATTTCGCATAAGAACACTGAATCTTCTGCAACACACTTTCACCGAGGAAGCGCATCTGAGGGCCGGGCAGTGTTGACAAATAAAGTCGTTAAAAACTTTATGCTTCAAACGCTCCATGATATAGATATTAGAGGTAGTGCGAGTAAAGACCCCGCATACGCCAGCCAGACCCGTGAAGCTATACTATCGGCAGTTTACAGCAAGAATAAAGATCAGTATTGTAATTTGCTCATCAGCAAAGGGATCAACATAGCGCCTTTTCTTCAGGAAATTGGCGAAGCAGCGAAAAATGCAGGTCTGCCCGGAACAACCAAAAATGACGTTTTTACGCCAAGCGGCGCAGGGGCCAATCCTTTTATAACTCCGTTGATTTCATCAGCAAACAGTAAGTATCCACGTATGTTTATCAATCAACATCAGCAGGCATCCTTTAAAATCTATGCGGAGAAGATCATTATGACAGAAGTTGCACCATTGTTTAATGAGTGTGCTATGCCGACTCCACAGCAATTCCAACTGATACTAGAAAACATTGCTAATAAATATATACAAAACACTCCCTGAACACAGAAAAACCAAAAAATATGCGAAGCCTCTTCCTGATTAATATGAACCAATAGTATCCATAATTTTCCCCAAGAACTAACTCCGGAGCTAAACCGTCATTTACCAGTGCTAAAATTATACACTCAACCATCAAAAAAATAGCCATTGCTGCTATATAACATATAGCAGCAGTCTCTACTACATAGCTATATTTTTTATCAGACTGGTTGTTCCGGCCAATCAGGATTTGAGGTATCCACCCGGTTTACCAGTACCCTGTATTTTTTCCATTCGCCGAGCTGCGCTTTCTCATCATCTGTTGCGATTCCAAGATCAACTGCATCCTGCAATGGCGCGATTTTTTCAGACGCTATTTGCAGGAGTCTGTTTTTCGTTCCTTCAGCTTCACGAAGTCTGGCTGCGGCCTCCGCAGCTTCATCATTCACCCAGACCTGAGTCTTACTATCCCATTTTTTGTATCCACCACCTGGTGAAACTGATGTGGCATTTTCGGGCAACGGGCCAGGTTCGGAGATATACATCTGATTACCGGTTGTTGTGTCGTATACCGTCTCGCCGCGATGATCCTCCTGCAGACTCCATGTTTGGGTTTCAGCGTCAAATACAGCAATATGACTGGAGGGAATATCAGGAGGGGCGATATCAGTACAGTTTGCCGGTAATCCAGTGTGCGGCGGGATATATGCATCACCTGCGCCAATAAATTCGTTTGTATCTGAACGAAGATTAAAAATTTTAATTGTCTGCGCCTGTTCGCTCATTTTAAAAGTCATTATGCCAGCCTCACTATGTAGTTAAATGCAATATTTTTAACCGTGGTTTCCGCATTACCGTCTGCGTCCACAATAACGACGTGACCGTGTGGACCGATATACATGGTGTGCTCGTGTCCTCCGATATAAACTGTATGCGCATGGTCGCCAGCGGCCTGTGTCCATGCACCACCTCCAGGCTGAAATGAGGTGTGATTGGAATCTCCCCAGTATGAATTGATATAACCGCCGAACTGGTGAGTATGATTGCCCGTGGTATTGGTCGATTTCGTGCCGTAATCAAAGGATGAGGTAGATTTTGTCCCTAAGTCAGTATCCTGCGCCCGCGCGGTGTGCGAGTGCGATTTGTTGCCGTCCATTTCTTGCGACAGTACAGCACGTCCACTGATGGGCTTACCCTTTATTGTCCAGCCTCGCATGTCAGGGATAATGCCGGACGGATACGCTATAGCCAGTAACGGGTAAGCAGATTTATCGAAGGACTGCCCCTGCATCAGGGCGTAACCGGCTGGGGTAGCATCAGACGGCCATGCTATCGGCGCCCCTACTGGATGCGAATCCGGAGGTGGGTTTAGTGTGGTGTAGAGCATTGCCCATTCGGACCACTCAGCATCGGCGGTATCTCGATGGCTGCGAATATATGCGGGCGCTGGCGCACCGTTTGTCCCGCTCCAGCCAATGAGGATTTCCCCATCACCGGTTCCGGTCAGACGTAAAATATTTCCGTATTGCGTCGGATAGCCATTGTTGTAGACCTCGCCCATTATCAGGCCACTATCGCTGCCCCTTGTCGTACCAGTCAGTGCCGGAAGCGCGCCGCGTGATGCCAGTCTGTTCGCTGCAACAGCCGTACCGTTGGCAGGAAGCGCTCCGATATTTTGTACAAACAGCGGCTTTTCCGGAATATCGCTACCGTTCTGGTCTTTGGCGAGGTATTTAAGATCCGTCTGCTCCTGGCTGTAGACCTGAAGATTATCCCGTGCCGTTCCTTTATTCTGAAGGTCTGACAGATTGTTTTTCTGCCACAGAAACAGCTTCAGGGGATCTGCCAGCAGGTTTACCCAGCCTGCGCTGTCGGCACCTTCCGGATCGGTCAGGTTATCGTCAATGGTATTCAGCCAGACCGCTGTTGTTGAGACTCCGGCGAGAATGGCATCTTTTGCATATCCACCAATGGCCCCGGCGAAATCGGCATTATACGTGTACAAACCGCCAGCCTGGACGTACCGTATTGCTGCGGTAATATCGTGCATCAGACCGTTAAAATCCTTGCCGTGTGGCGGTATACCTCCCGCTGAAATCGGGGTCATGGTCACCGGAGGAAAACCCGAATCATACGCCGCGTTACCGCTCTCTTTGGTCTGCTGCGTCGCCTTATCGGGGATATTATTTTTATCCCCGGCACTCGCAAAGGGTACTGCCAGTTGACGGGGTTTATCGTTAAGCTTCATTACTGGTCTCCTTTAAAACCACTGAGACATAAACACCCGGCGGGGACGGCAGTGCTCCCGACGACTGGATAATCGCCAGTTCTGCCGACGAGAGAGCAAACTCAAAGATGTAACTCATCCTCAGTCCACCATTATTCAGAACATAAGCCCGGCGGTTTTTTCCGAACATAAACCGCAGCATCCGGTTAATATCCGGCACAGAGCAGTCAGTAATATTCGACATGGCTTTCATCAGTATCAGCCGCCGGTATATCTCATCAGACAGGTCAACGGTCCGGGTAACCGATTTTCCGCTGTAAAACGGTGCCTGATTAAACGGACGCGGGTCATCCATTACCGGGTTGTCCATCCGGGCCTCGCTGAAGCCCAGGTAATTAAAATCGTCCTTTACCGTCAGCCGGCGACTGACGCCCACAATCTTTCCCCAGACATCAAGACCGTACTTTTCTGCGGTATCGATGTTCCAGATAAGGTCATAAAAATCATTGATAAAACTGTCGGGGGAAAGTGCTGCGTTAAAGCTGTTAATGAGGGCATTGAGTCGGGGGCTGGCGGCATACTGTGCAAGCACGGTTGCAGCCACATTCTGCACGTTACGCCTCCTGTAGTTTCACACCGATATTCGACACATCCAGAACCGGAATCTCATCTATCCCGAAAGTGACAGCAGTTGTCCATGACGAGCCGTCACGACTCACAGTAAGGCCCAGAATATCGATATTTTCCGGATCGGTTTTGTAAACGCCGGCATAGTAACGCCCTGCGGAGACAACAGAGGCTACCCTTGCCCGCAGACCACCATCTGTACCGTTAAACGCGGACAACACAGATTGCTGTACCTGTTGGGTAATATCTGAGGGCAGATAGTCACTTTTTTTCAGCGTCACACTGACATGCAGACTGACAGGTTTGAGTGTCTGCCAGGTGATCACGTATTCAGGATACGGCGGATCGTACTCCTTATCCGCAACGGTAAACGTTGTGTCGCCGTTCATATCAATACCCGGCGGAGCCTTACGCCAGATGGCCGCCGCGATATCTGCCGGACTGCCGCCGTACACGCCAACATAAAACGAACCGGGTGTTAACGGATACTGACTGACCCCGGCTTTTTGTTCCGTTTTTTTCGGATTATGGGTGACGTAAACATCCACCACGTTTTCTACCGTAGAGAGTATTTCACCCCGGATGGCTTCCAGAATATTACGGGCATTACGGGCAACTGAATTACGCCGACGATTTTCAAAGTCCGCGCGGGTTTCCTCGTCGCTGCCCGGTACACCTGCACTGGCGTTAGTGACACCTGACCAGCCGGGTATTGCCTTATAAATTTTATTCAGAGTTCCCGCCGGACAGCCGACAGGCCCGGTGGACAAATTCAGGAATACCACATCAACCTGCCCTGATACGCCGATTGTGGCGTCTGACAGACTGACGTACTTATAGCCGGCCTCATCCTGCGCCATACTGCCCGCCGGAATCAGCGTACCAACCAGCCCGGTACAGGTTGCCGTTACTGTCGTACCTGTAGCCCCGCGTCGTTCCAGGAAATAAATCTTTCCTATTGCATCCTGAAAGCGTCCACTGGAGAAGTCAGGGTTTACCTGGTTAACGATATACAGCAACTGATCGTTTTTATCCGCGATAATGGCACTTTCGCTTGATGCAAGCTGCCCCTGCGGACTGCTCAGACTGGTACTCATTGCGCCGCCCAGCGCACCAGAAAAATCGCTGAGCCTGCCGCTCAGAATATCCGCTTCATCCGGCACGTTCAGCCCGCTGTCCGTAATACGTACAGCGGGTACTGCGGTAGAAAAAGATTTATTTTCACTCATAGCAGTACCGTAAAAATGTCGTTATTGGTATCTGTAATGCGCAGCACTCCCGTTACTGTTCGGGCTTTATCAACAATGACCTGGCAAATTGCGGCTCTCACGGTCGGCAGTTTAAGTGCTTCCTGTTGCAGGGTGGCATTCACCAGTTGCGTGCCGGGCCAGTGTCCGAGGATGCGTGACCAGTAAGGTATGCCGGACGTTGAGTCGTACCAGCACTCCCCCAGAAAGGTACTGCACGCACACGCCACATCCTGGGCTACCGCATGGGGATTATCAGTAATGGCAAGATTACCGGTATCATCCAGCAGGATGTCCCATGTCCCGGTGTCGAGAAGAAGCGATCGTGACTGCATATTTTCTCCTGTTTACTGCGGTCCCTGCGTGGTCGAACCGCCGGACTTAACACCACTGTGAACATGGTGTCCAAAATCAATACCGCCAATCTGCGCGCCACCGGAAAGCTCAGACTGTCCGGTAACATTAAGCCCCTGGCTGACGGCTGCATCCCCGTTAAGCGCGATTTTTGGCGAGTTAACAGTGAAACTTTTCGAGGCGTTCACGATGCCTTCCGGCGCAGAAATCTCCACTTTCCAGGGGGAAATAACCCGTATCTGGTTGTCAGCAAATTCCACGAACTGTACGGGCGCACCGTTAAGCACACCACCAAACCAGATGGCATCGGCGTAGTTATGAGTGCGTTTTGATCCCGGCATCGCGGCCTGACGCGTGGCTTTTACCGCACTGATATCCCGGTCGCAGATGCCGAGGAAACCAATATCGCCCACATGTGGCGGCATAATCACCGCATTGCTGCCCCCCTGTAGCCGCCATACGGGAAGGTTATAAATCACCTCATGCTCAACCGGGGAACCGTCTGCTGCAACGCCCATTACCATCGGTCGGACATCAATAAACTCCCCCTCCACCGCCACTACCTGCCCCAGAGTGATAAATACGTGTTTCCCGAGAAACTGCCGCAGCATAAAGTCCTGCGCATTGATTTCACTGTTTACGTCCGTCGGATTACTGAGTGGTTGTGCCATTATCGTTAAGCCTTGTCATGGTACAGTTGGAGCTCCACGGACCGCCCACGGTTCGCGAGGTAATGGTGTGTATCACTCCGGTTAACTGGTAATCGCCTGTCACGTTAGGTAGTGACGATTCCAGATGGACCCGCCGACCGAAGAAAAGATCGGGGCAGAATGTCGTGGTGGCGCTGAGGCCGGTCATGGTATAGACCGGATATCCAATAAGCCCATGGTCCGGCGAAATATGCACAGCCGGAATATCCAGGGCTTTGTCCTTCGGCCAGATGGTGACTTTCTCCGCGTCCCCCAGATCGATGTTAATATCGGCGGCTGAAGCGGCATCCAGCATTTGTTGTACAAGGTTTCCGGAAAAGTGTGGATTCGACAGGCTGCGACTGACACCCTGATTTTCAAATTTCAGCCCGGCAGATGACGCCAGAGCACGGATGATATCTGCAACAGGCACATCACCTTTCGCGCTGAAATCGGCCGCTGTCTGATTACGCAGGTTGAAACTAACCTGCCCGGTCAGAATAAGGGGTATATCCGGCGCCTGGTTGTAGTCCGCATACGCATCGGTAATATCTCCCTCGAAAATAAGCCGACCACCAGCCCGTACCCGCATTTCATTGGCCGTACTTTGAGCGGGTCGCCACACGCCCCGATAACTCAGGTCGGCCATATGCGCCGGAGACAACCCCCAGATATACAGGGTTATCTGCGTTCCGGCAGTTCCGCCATATACCGTGACAGTGGCAAAACATTTAGCTCCTGAAACAGTCAGAATATTGCCCTTACCATTGTCGAACGTCCGCCCGTCTGACAGGGTGAACTCCACGGTAATGTCACGCTGGACATAGCTCATCAGAATGCCTCCGGGAATCCCCGCCCTTCAGGGCAGGGAGCAGTCAAGTCAGCTCCTCAGGCGACAGCCAGTAGAGCCGGTACCGTGAACCAAGCCCCCGCCAGTCGGGATCGTGGTTCCCCTCCGTGTCGGAAAAAAACAGATCGCCCTGAAACGGCAGGTATCCGTACCGGACAATCCGGTTATTGTTCAGGCACAGCACGCCATACAGGCACGGTTCACCGTTAACGGTGATATCGATATACATCCCCGTAGTCCGCTGATTCAGGCGAATGGTGCAGACCTGAGCACCCAGTGTCACCGTAAACTGCTGGGCTTTGACGGGAGATAAAACAATTTCCAGCATCAGGTGATCCCCCTGTTCGTGACGCTTCGTCTGTCAGCGTCTGACGGTTGTGTTACCGACGCCGTAACTGGCTGCGTTTTAACCGATGCTGCACCTTTTGCTTTATCGTTGTCGGTGGGAAACTGGTTATCCGTACTTCCCACTGACACCTCTCCTGTATTCATTACTGCCTGGAATACTGCGCTGACCGTCAGTAATGTCGGACCATTATTACTTCGCGTTCGGTAGTCGTATTTCACCAGGTCGTAGGATGTCCATGTCTTGTCCGGCGTCTCAATATCGTAAAGTCCTGCCGTGGTACGCATCATTTCAAGCGTTTCCAGCACATTCGATCGCGAGGTGGTGGAAAAATTTGTCAGGTTCGGGACGGCCCCGGAAAACGCCGTCCACCCCTCTACAGTGAAAGTCACATGCAGTTCCGGCGGTCTCTGGATTTTATTAAAGGTGGTATAGGCTCCCTGTTCCACGGGGCGGTGGAAACAGAAGCCTCCGCCCCCACCTCAACGACAACAAAAGAATCCGGGGAGAAAGGCTTCCCGCCCTTCAGGTGAACACCTGCCGGATCATTCCATGCGTAATAAATACCGAATGACGGTGCCAGTACACTGTTAATGAGTCCCAGGACACCGCCGCCACGAACGGCACTCAGTACGTTACTTTCATTGAGCGAAAAGTTATTCAGGGAAAGATTATCGAAAGAGAAACTCATCCTGTTACCCCGCTGGAATAAACTGAAACAAGCGCCGAATTCCTGATACGCCTACGCGCATCATCGGTAATGCCCTTCACATTGTCCGAGGTTGTAGTGACATTCAGCGTCCCGATATGCGTGGTTTCCGTTACGGTGGACTGAGATACAGGCGCCGGATGACGCGACTGTACGGCCATTGCCGCCCCCGGATGGGGCAGATTCGCCAGAACGCGGGGAATATAGTTACGGGTCTCCTCCGGAGCAGCAGCCAGCCCCTTACGCTGAACATTTCCCTCACCCCAGTTGTATGCCGCCAGAGCCTTAGCCAGATCGCCATGAAAAAACCGCAGCAGGCCACCAAGTTTTCTCGCGGCGGCATCAGCGGATTTTGCAGGATCAAAGGCATCGTTTCCCCTCAGACCAAATTCCTTAGCCGTCTGCGGCATGAACTGAAACAGTCCCATCGCACCAGCGCGTGAGACGGCAAACTGATTACCACCGGATTCGGTGATCGCAACACTGCGCAGCAGTCCGGTCGGCAGGTTATATTTTGCCTCCAGTTGGGACAGTTTCGGTTGCAGCCAGCCTAACAGAGCCTCCCCGGCCTTCGTCGGACGCGGGCGGTTTTGCATGGCATTACCGAGTTTTTCCTGCGTCGCACGCATACCCTGTAGCCAGGATGCCCCGGAGGCTGCTCCCCTCCCGGTTGCCAGAGAAGCCTGAGTATCCAGCATTCCCTGCTGCCATACTGTAGGTGATTGTGCATGGGTGATATTGCCAGGCTTTTCTCCGGCATCCAGTTTTGCCTGGTATTCCTCCATCTCTTTCTTATTGAAAAAGAAAGTCCCGTCTGAAGCCCAGAAAAAACCATGCGAATCCAGCCAGTCCTTATTCTTCCTGCCAACGATGGATGTCATTAACCCGTCAACAACCGGGTAAAGCGCCGTTATCGCAAAAAGAAGGCCGCCGGGACCGTTGAGGGCCTTAGTCAGCCCCAGTACCCATGACGCCACTTTCAGCCCGATCAGCGTAATAATGACATTCTGCCAGCCCCCCATTTCTCCGGCAGCCTTATTCACCCAGGAGGCCACTGACTCAACTTTATTCAGAAATGTGGTGATAAACTTGTTCACTTCCTCCGGATGTTGCTGCATCCAGTCACCGAGTTTCTCCAGCCATTTGCTGAATTCCGTGGCATACGGCATCAGTGCCGTACCTATAGTCAGACCAATTGTTGTCCATACCTGGTCCAGTTCTGCAAGGGCTTCCCGCAATTTGCGGGCTTTCCGGATTTTATCGTCGGAGACCTGCGAACGGGATGTAAAGTCATCCACATCCTGAAGAGCATGGCCTGAGCCAAGAAACTGCTGCCCGGCATAACTGAACCCCAGCGCATTACCGTAGGCTGTCTGTTCTGACTTTGTCAGTCGCGGAAAGGCAGACGCCAGCTTGCGCATGATGACTTCGGTACTGTCGGTATTTAAATCAACACTGACACCCGCACGGGCTGCAACCTGAAACAAATCCTGCAACACAGGATCAAAGGACTTTCCGGCTTTGAACGCGGCTTTTGCATCTGTAATCCGGGAAAACGCCCCGGTGATCTCGCCAGCGTCAGCACCATTCGCCTGCCCTGCGCGTATCCAGCCGTCCAGATGTTTCGCTTTCATGCCAAAGGCATCGGAGGAAATTGACAGCCGGTTAAGATCACCGGCAAACCCCGTGACCAGGCTTTTAATTCCCCCCAGTGTCAGGGTGACGCCTGCCAGCGCCAGTATCTGATTACGTATGCCGGAAAAAAACGTTGATGCCCGTTTACCTGCTGCCTCCATTTTCTTAGCGGTTTTTTCGGCCTTTTTTCCGGTATTCGCGATGGCATCACCGGTTCGCTTCCCCGCCTGTTCCATACTCGCGGCAGTTTTATCAGCGTCAGAGCCTGTTTTCTTCAGGGCCTTACCCGTGCGCTCACCGGCGGCTTCCGTCTCACGTGCAGCTTTATCCGCATCACTGCCTGTTTTCGCCAGGGCATTACTGGCCTGTTTTTGCCCCAGTTCGAAAACATCCGCCACCCGCTCCATTGCGGCGGTCAGTCGGTCCAGTGCAGCGTGCGCAGCCTGTTCCCCGGCAGTAAAGTCCTTACTTTCTATATCCAGTGCCAGAACCAGCTCATCAAGTACCGCTGCCATTCTGTGTCTCCTGCATCACACGTTCGTTATGGGCGTCCACCTGAATAATCTCAAGCAGATCCCATAAGTCCTGCACACCAAGTACGGAATCCAGTTCGACTTTTGAAGCCTTACCGGAGGAGATAACGGTCGCAATGGTGCGGGGAACGTTAACGTAATCCACCACCCCGAACGGTCTGTCGGGGCCGAGATAACGCGGGGGAATATCTAGCTGGCGGCGGGACTGAAAAAATCCACATGCAGTCTGAATACCTCCGCACGTAAATTAAGCCTGGTGGTGATTTCCTCTATATCGTCTTCAATAAGAGGTCGCCGTATACCACGATTTTTCGGATCGGGAACAAACTGTATACATTCCATCATTTCATCCAGCAGTGGACGGGCTTCTTCCGGCGGGATTTTTGACAACGCTTTCAGCCCTTCCAGCGCCAGCGCAGCCATCCCCATACTGCGAACATCATCCGGTAACTCCACGCCGCCACGCCCCATCGCCATAATGGCGCGCATCGCCCACCATTCCGCCTGCGAGGCAGACATTTCGGTAAGGTGAAATACCTTGCCGTTATCCCGCCCCTGACCATCAATAGTGATAAATTTCTCTTTACGGGCCATCAGTTAAAAACCTCCGGAGTGATAGTTTCCCACTCGATAACCGCCTGTCCTGGCTGCAATGTACGCGCCGCGTCAGGCAGCGCTTTCCATTGTTTGAGTACGCCATTTACGCAGGTATATTTACGGCCTATCGCCGGAAGCAGCACGACAGCATTACAACGGAATACAGCCCGGCTGGTCCGGGATGTGGTTGACCAGGTATCAAAAATATCCCGGCTGGGTGAGTCCGGCATGATGTGAAACGTCTGGATAATGTTGCTGTACACAAATCCCGCAGACAGTTTACCGTCAATACCGCGGACGGTTTCCGCCAGTACCAGCGGATCGGTGCCATAAACGTTATCTGCGGCAAATCCCTGAAGTTGTACGCCGGAGGGATACAGGTTATTCACTGTCAGCGTGATAATGGCATCAGCCGCAGTGATGGTGTTGTTATTACCTGACATTTACTGGACCTCCGTGGATGCAATAACAAGTTTCTGGATACTGCCGCCGTCACAGTACCAGAGCGTACAGGACGGGCTGCTACGTGTTGCCCGCAGAGAAGGCAGCATATCGCCGATATACAGGTAGTAGCCGGTGGCAAACAACGTTGAAGAAACATCCTCCCCCACAACATTGTTGATCTGCTTCTTCTGCGCCTCCGTCAGTGTCACCCCTTCACGGATACCGCCCCAGCGTTTGTACTGCTGGATAACGTCACTCATTGATGCCGCAACCAGCGCCCGCCCTTCATTGTTGTAGGGGATAGTCTGGTTTGACTTGAATAACGAGATCACAGCTCCCTGCAAATTGGCATTCAGCCAGATTTGCCCGCAGAAGCTGTCCAGCCATTTAAAATCGCCGGTAATAGTGCCATCCGCCCAGTAATCTTCCACCACACTGTTTTCCGCATATTTCCCATAGAAGTTGTAACCTGCGGCTATCAGTGCATCGTAATCGCTGCCACTGGTAACATCAGCGGCCAGACCTTCATACTCGCGGAACTTGAACGGCACGCGCCCCTCTGGTCGGACAAAATCAAGGCACGCCGCATACCCCAGTACCGCAGCCGCCCGGTTACCATCAGACGCGAAAACCGGTACAACAGCACTGTAGTTATTGACGGTGATTATCTGGTATGCGATATGACTGGTATCCCCTTTTACTTTGGCCTTACCACTGGTTGTCCATGCCACATAAAAGTAACGCTTGCCCTGCCCGTTTGCCCAGGCAGAAAACGCCAGGTGTTGCTCGTCAGTGACTTCAGATACTGTGGAAAATCCCGCCCATTGCTGGGAAGCGTCCTTAATGGCTACCATCGTGTCAGGTACATCAGATACAGGCGCGCCCTGGGATATCACCGCGCCCGTATTACTGGTCATCTTCAGGGGTTCCGCAGCCGATCCACTGCCGAACGTTATCGTGGTGCTCTCCGGTTTCGCCCCGGCGGCAGTAATGACGAAAGCATTCTGTGTGGTATCGAATACCACTGTTGCCACCGCCGCGGTCAGCGCTGTCTGTAGTGCCGTTGCAGCAGCAGCGAAGCTGGTGACACCGTTAAAATTCACCTCAGCGCTGGCGCTTTTCCCGTTAATACTCAGCGTCAGCGTACCGGAAAGTTTTTGTAGCTGTTCAATAGTCACGCCCTTAAACGAACCACTACGTAACCAGGCCGCCGATGCGGCAAGATTGAAACGGGAAAACAACAATTGTCCCGGCGTTTTAGTGGCATTTTTGAAGCCCTGAAAATAAAGCTGCGCGCGTGCGTACTCATCGGATAATGCACCAAAATACGCGGCCACATCATCCGGGGAGGAAAACGGAACCACACCGCCGACCGGGAGTAGTGGATTTCCGGTCAGCAACAGGCCATTAAGATCGACGGCATTACCCGCCACAGCCAGCACACCGGGATTTATCTGTACATCTTTACTGAGTGGGATTGGCATTATCAGCCTCCGTTGTCCGGGTGATCACGTTGTCAAAAAACATCAGGGGTGTTGTGACCACAGGGTTAATCTGCATCTGAATATCAAGCGTCCGGCGCGGTTCATACTGCTGCTGGCCGTTGACGAACGTGGTATTAAGGGGATCTGAGCAATACAGCGGGGAAATCAGCCCACCTGTCTGCCGGAAAAGCTGCACGGAAAATTCAGACCGGAAAAGCGTTGCCAGCGCCTGCGCGTTATCCGCCGCATGAGGCCCGTAGAAATCAAGCTGGCAACGCCATTTTGTGGTACGGGTGATATGCTGAGAGCCTTCACCGGCCTGTTCCGGCGCAGAGTATGTCACTACCGCAGTGGATAATCCGGTAACATCAATACCTGTCATGGTGATGAAGTCCCCCTGAGGCATCGGGACCCGGTTCTGCTGTGTTCGTTCAATCCCGGCATCAGAAAAAAGCCCCCGGAGATAATCACCGAGGGCCTGATAAAGATCGCTTTCCGTAACGGAGAGGGTCACACCTGAAGACATACAATAACCCTCGTCCAGTCCGGCCAGATTTCCGGTACCTCAACCACCAGCCACGTTTCATCTCCAATGACAAATTTATCGCCACCCTGTTGCCGGGTACGGTTAAGCCCGCACCAGTTACCGTCGGTATACAGTGTGGCGAAAACACCCTGCTGGTTCAGATTGTCGAGATGACGTAAATCCGCCTGGGTGACGGCCTGTTTTTGTACCCTGACGGGAACCGGAACATCATACTCAGGCACGCGGGAATAGTCCGCCTGCTGTGTACTCCCGCGCGAGCGATAAACCAGCGCGTCCGTATAAGGATTTACCCGGCGTACCGCGCCGGAAACAATACCGTGGAGGTTCATTTTTTGGCCCCGTCAACAGAATAATCGACACTGTTCACCATATGACCGGTTTCAATAAGCGGGTTGTTAAAGCCCTTTTGCCGGACAGTGGATGCGGCGTTGGGCGGCCTTTTCCAGTCGCGAATAAACATCTGCAACTGCCCTTTGATATGCTCCCCCATGTACACCAGCGCGGTCGCGGTATCAAAATCATTCGCCCGTAAAAGCGTCGCCATTTTTTCGCCCCATTCGGGGCTTTTATGCTCGATCATCTTACGGAAGAAAGGACGGGGTGGAATGGTGACCGTGTGCTCAGAAATAACCACATCCTGAGCAAAATTACCCTTACCGGCTTTGACAAAGCGGTGCCCGATTTCTCCCGTTTTTTCGTTATAGCGAAAGTGAAGCGTCTGCTCGCGAGCGGGTATAATCGCACTACCGCCAAACTCGTTAATGGCGGCGATATACGCCACCGGCGTACCGTCGGGGTAGGTTGCCCCTTCAAGAAAACCCACTTTGAGGCTTTTGCCCGATTTAAGGTTATCTGCGGCCTGTTTCAGCTTCTGCCGGAACTGTCTGCCGCCCGTAACTTTGTTTACCATCGACGCCCCCTCCCGTATCCCCGGTAATAATGCCCCGGATAACGCGAAGGTGAACCGCCCGGTACATACTCCATTGAACGGTACGGCGCCGTCGCCTGCCAGTAATCAGCGCCGTAAGGTGTCTGGAGATACCACCACGACGCATCGTTACTGCCGCTATTGTCCACGGAGACGGAAACTGAACCCTGCGACGCACTGGTGATACGTCCCACCAGTCCATCTTTCCCGCTCCCCAGTCCCCGCAACGAGCACAGATGCGCAACCAGCAGGAACAAAAGCTGTTCCCGCTCGTTCAGGCCGGTAACCGGACTGTCGTCCGTATTATCCAGGTATAACGTGGTCGCTTTACCAAACATGGCGGCTGCGGAAACCTGACCAACAGCGGAAAACTCCGGGTAAAGGGCCGAAAATGCCTGCCAGTCAAACGTTACCGTACCCATACCGTTTTACTCCTGAGGTTTGTCCATCACTTCATCATCGCGGTTAATGCCCGGAGCCGGATTTTTCTGCGGCAGCGGTTCAAGGCCGGATTTCACGGTTTCCTGCTCCGTAGCCTGCGCGGCAGCGCTGTTCGCCTTATCCTGCGCAAAAATAACGCCGTTTTTCACATATGGTTGCTGGCCGTGCTCCGCCAGCCAGGCTTCCCAGAACGCCTTTTCAACCTGCGTCAGGCCATAACCCCCAACGATTTTAACGGCGTTATTCCGCCAGCCTGCTACCTGTACCTGTTTCGGTCCCACTTCCAGCATCAGACCGTTCGGCAATTTGCAGCCCACTGTTACCATTTCAGCCATGACTCACACCCCCAGCATTTGTGCATACGCCAGCGGCTGGCGAATAATCGCCCCCCAGGTACCGGCAGATTTTTTTTGTTTCCAGGCAGATGATTCAGTCACTACCGCATGGGCGCGCATTTTTTCAGTGAAAGAGCAATAGCCTGTATCCTGTTCCCCCAGACGCTCCGCGATAAGCTGTACCAGCTCGCCAGCGTCAGAGGTGTATTCAACCGCCGTTTCAATGGTCATCGCCGGGAAGTTTTTCGCCAGCAGATCGGACACGTTAACCTTGTACTGGTTAGTCTTGGTGAGGTTCACCTCCGCCAGCGGCGACATGCACAGCTTCATTTTGTCGGTACGCTCAATATGGCCGTTAGTCTGTTTCACCAGTTGTTTAAAGAGCTTCACGACATCGTCATACACGCCCTGTCCGTCCTTGTCGTCCCACTTGAGCTTACCGTCCACGGTATCCGGGGTTATCGGTGCGGATAACGACGGGTCATTCAGCAAACCGTAGTTCGCCAGTCCGGCAATACCATAGAAGTAGGACTTATTCTGGAACTTATTCAGCGTCAGTGCCGATGCCACGTTCAGCTCTGCCGCCCAGCCAATACGGGCTGCGCCGTACATATCCAGCTCTCGCTCGCCCCAGCGGGTAAACGTCTGGAAGTGATAGCTCTGGCGCGGTACCCAGTTGACGTTAGACGTCACAATACCGTTGTTGCTGTAATCCCCGTAGGAACTCACCTCCCCGGCAGATTCTGCAATCGGGAACTGTGCCGACAGTGTCGTCCAGTCACCTTTTTTGGTTTCGCCCAGAATCTGAGAGGCTTTCATCGGCGTCACCAGCACGCGGATCAGTTCTGGCTCAACGTAATTGGTGAAATATGCAGGGATACCACTGTTAGCCGCGGTAACCAGCGCAGGCTGCGCGTCCATCGCCAGTCCGTAATCGGCGGCGTATTCCGGGGGCAAATAAGCCTGCGCACCGGGAAGGATAATCCCGTAGTCGCGGCTTACCGTCGCATAATGCTGTTTAAATTTATTCATCATTTGCTCCAGGTGCTGATCTTAATAACTTCTTTCGCCGCCGCAGCGCTGGCAACGGAAAACCCGGTTTCGACAAAACCCGCCATCGTGGCGCCTGCCGCCCCTGTGGCTATCTCCCCGGTGGTCAGGGAGGCAAAAACTTTCTGCCCGACCGTCGCAGCGGTGGTGGTCAGCGCCCAGAAGTCCCCCGATACCATCAGGGTACATTCACGTCCCGGGTAAATAGTGTTCGAGTCGCCAGCCAGCCATTCCACAACAGAAGCCTGCCCGTCGCGCGGAACAAAACCCGCCGGCGCACCGGTTCCCTCATTGGCGGCAACGCCTTTGGTTACCCAGGCAAACCGGGCAATAACCAGTCCGTCAGGGCCGGTAATCAGCGCGCCTTCTCCCGCCACATACGAGGCGTGAGGGTTATCACTGGCAAATGCCCCCGGAATCCCCGGTGCCGGGTACTGGTTCATGTGTGTCTGAAAAGTATTCATATCAGTAACCTCGTTTCAGTTTTGCACCGGGGAAATCTGCCGCAAACGTCGATGCGCTGGCCTGGTCCATCGCAACACGCGGACCTTTAGCCGTCTGTTTCTGCTCAACGGCAAACTTCACCATGCTGCGGTACGCGCTGGGGTGAATGCCCTGGATATCGATCCCCGTCTGTTCCAGCGCGGTACGGTAAACCTCTTCGGCGCAGTCCATCGCCACCACATCGCCAATCAGCGGCCGCACCTCGGTTTCAGCCACACGAACGGCGCGGAAATTTTCAGCAGCCCGTTTCGTTGCCTGGTCAGTTGCCAGCCTGATTGCCGCATCCATTGCGGGTTTATCGACTTTCACATCGTCGGGTTTTACATCAGCCTCTTTTATTTCGGGGTCTTCGTCAGTTGCCGGAGCCAGTGCGGATTTAATTTTTTCCAGCACATCATCAGGAACTTTGCCGGACAGCAACGCCAGTACACTTTCCATCGGGCTGTCGGTATCAAATGCCTTCGGCTCGTCAGTTAACCCGGTATCATCGTCCCCGGCCAGCGCCGGCACGGCTTCTGCTGATTCCATCAGTTGCGCCAGCTCCGCCGGTTCAATATCCATATCCTGTGCCAGCCGTTCGCTGTAAGCAGTTTTTACCGCGCTGGCGATAGCTGCCGGGCGCTTATGCTGCGCCATCAGGCGTAACAAATCCCTGGGAGCTGCATCCTGTGCCAGACGCGGCGCAAGATAGGTTCCCAGCGCGGTAAGCACCGCCACTTCTTTTTTACTCAGTTTCATGCGTTTTAGCTCCTGAGGGAGAGAGTCCATAACAAGACAGTCCGGCCCCGCCCGGCCATCGCCGACCAGCGCCACATGATTTCCCACGATATTCCGCATAACGCCGTCATACGGTTCACCGTCAGGGGTGGTTCCCGGCGTCATATCTGCCACATAGGCATATGACGATGAGATTTCCCGTTGTTCATCCGTTTCTATCCCCGCGATGGCGGAGTTGTCCCAGATGGACATGCCGTTAACCAGATAGGTACCGTCAAACTCGCTGTTGGCATGAGTCGTCCCCACCCGGTACTCGCGCGCGGGCGCGCCCGGATAATCGGGTTTGTGTCGGCACAGGACGGGAATATTGTTGAAGGTTGAAACTGCCTTGCGCAGTTCATCGGGGTCACGGTAAAGCTGATAAAGTTTTTGAGGGTCGAGTCCCAGCGCTTCCGCCCCCGGTATTTCATGCCCGAAATAACCGCAGACGTTCGCCTTGCTGAGATTACTGCGCTCAATCTGGAGGCGACCTACTTTATCGAACTGCCTTACCGATGCCCGGTCAAACGCCAGCATTTCGGTAATAATCATCTTTTCTCCAGTCCGGGAATAACGGCCTCCCAGCCGCACTTGCAGTTGATTTCTTCGCTCGGCAGTACCCACTTACCATCCAGAAACATCCCCTTTCGCAGATCAAACCGTTTACCGTTCGCCTTCACATGCGACGGGCGCCATGTTTTACCCGCGCGGGAATGCCGCCAGATACCTTCAGTGATGCCCACCGAGCGTTGTCTGGCCGACTGCATTACCGAGGTCGCTTTATTGTTCTGGTCGCGGGCAATCAGCGCCGCGCGCCGTCGTGTGATGCCGTAGCGTTTTTCCAGTTCATCGGTCAGAGTTTTCAGGTCACGCCCCCGGCCAACAGACTGCATGACCAGTGTTTCCACCTGGGTGAGATGTTGCTGCGGGATGGAGCGAATGAGGTTCACATTCTCCGTGATGCTGGCCTGAAGTGCGGTGTTCATCTCCGCAGTCATACGGAAAGGAACCGTAAACCCGGCATCACGGAGCGCAGTGGACAGTGACGCATCGCTGTTTTTCAGGACATCACCGGCAAACCGCCTCGCCAGCTGCAGGGCCATTTCGTCAAACTTTTTCTGCCAGTGCCTGGCAAGTTGTTGCATGGCTCCACGCATCAGGTTAACGGGGGACGCATCCTGCGCGAGGTCTGTTTTACGGTACTCAGCCCGCAGCCAGTAAAGCACGCTGTTGTGCATCTCACTGACGGCATTATCCAGTTGTCTGCGGTACCAGGCCTCAATCCCCGCGTTGGGTGAAATCCGTCTCAAGGTCTGCGTTCGGGTCTTGCGGCGGATTTTCTTCGGTGTCGTCAATTTCGATTTCTCCGCTCAAGTCAATACCGCTGTACGGGCTGTCCGGTGCAGTAGCCAGCCGTTCGCGTACCTCGTTATTGGTCACCGCTCCGGCGCTCTCGTAAATCTGATCTGTTTCCGCTTCAGTTTTACGAATATTTGCCAATTGCTCGCGCGTCAGTTCATGCAGGGGTTCAAATTCAAAAGTGATATCAGGATCGATATCGCCGAACTCAGACAACTGAATAATATCCAGTACCTTTTTCAGCGGTTTCTTCAGAAGACGAGTGGCAAGTGCAGCGATGGTGTCGTAAAACACACGGATTTCACCCTCACTCGATGCGTTCAGTCCCGTAGGACTCAATCCGGCGAATTTTACTGACGGTATGGCACTGACAAAGAACATGTGTTCCTGTGCCTGCGCCTGAAGGGTGTCGAGGCCGCTCAGAGGGGTGTTGAACTGGAAAAACTCTTCTTTCTGCTTGTCCAGCATCAACAACCCGCGGCTATCACGGGTACGGTTAAACAGCTCCGCGCGTTTTGCGTAATTCGAGTCCCTTTTCCCCGTTAACGCCTGGCTCATGTCCGTCATGATCCCGCTCAGCGAAAACGAATGCAGCATATCGCCCACGCTGTCGCGTGTACGCAGCCAGTTGTTGACGTAAGGTTCGGCAATCTGAACCAGTGACAGGCCACCAAAGTTATAGGCCGGCTTCAGCATGTCCGGAACCGGGCGAGAAATCAGATCAATCATGCGGCTGGCGTGAACCGTTTTTCCCATTACGTACCATTCGGACGGACGGTAAAAATCATCACTCAGCGGATTATCCGAGTTATACATACCCGGATACGTCCAGACGGGTTCAATAATACGAAGCCCCAGCAGGGAACCTTTCGGGATTTTTTTGTCGGAAATAAACAGCCTGGACTCCAGCTCCGCCGGGTCAGTCCAGGCCGACATACCCGATGGCGAACGCACATCGATATAAATTTGCCCTCGCCCGAAAAAGCCGTCATGCTCCACCGCCAGCCTGAAGGCATCCCGTACGTTATAGCGCTCCAGTGCATCAGTAAGCTGCGCTATGCGCGGCGCGCGGCTGTCGTCCCCTTCCCCGACCGCCTTAACCTTTATCCATTTGCGGGTCATCTCCTCGGCAATCACACTGACCATGCGCCGGTACTCTGGTAACTGCGCCTGAAGTGCCAGATACGGATAGCCCGGAAATCCTCCGTACACAAAATCAGGACACTGGCTGTTCAGTGTATCGTAGGGAGTCGAGTCCATTGCCAGTACAGCATTGCGTATGTCTTCGGGAATGACTCCCGGCAGTGGCTCATAGCGAACAAATTCACGCTGCGGTTTTTGTCCGGCCTCAGCAACCACCTCATCGCTGATCGTCATCGGATGTGGTTCAGGCGGACTTTCTGGCGGTGTCACCGTTTTTTTACGTTTAAAAAGCCACATCAAATCCACTCCATAAAATCATCAGAAATTACGACGGGCATTTCCATCGGGGCATAAGCAATCATCACTGAGTCTGCCAGGTTAGGAGATTTCGTCCCGTCAGGTTGCTTATCAACAAGAATTTTTCCGACGGCATTTTTCGACCAGGTGGGTTGTGACAGTTCCATCAAAAGCCTGTCTTTATTTTCCATCGTGCTGCTGATGGAAATAATCTCATCCGGGTCATACTCCATGCCCTTTAGCGCACGAAATGTATTGCGGAATAATTTGCGAAGATGCCACCAGCCCTGAGCTTTGGCATTGGCGAAAAAGTCCTTATTCAGACGTGACGGTTTGCCGTTATCACCGGGAACAGCTTCATTTTCAGGATAAAAAACGCTTCCACTCCCCCGGAATGGTGTGGCAGTAATTTGATCTGTACCCTCAGCTTCCCGCAGTTCGTTGATAGCGCGTGCATCACCACGAACGCCAGCGCCTAACCCGTCCTCGTCAAAGCGGAACTCATCGGCACCAAAGTCATCGCACAGGCCGAAGACCTTAACCACGGAGTCATAGATGTCACTACCCTTACCCGACCATTCCTGGACATCACTCAACAGGAAGCCGTAACGAAGGGAACAGGCGTTTTTATCCCGCCCCTCGTCGGCGACATCCATTGCACCGAGCCGTTGACCGCTGGGCTGAATCCCCAGTTTGATATGTGCGTCAACCGCAGCCTGTACCCATTCTGATGGGATCAGGATACCCTCTGCCGATGCCTGGTAATTAAGATCCAGCTCCTGAGCAACGATGATCGGGTTATCAATTTTCTCGCACTCCTTGCGGTACCACTCATCATCCTTACGCGGGTCGCTACGCCAGTGAAACGTAAACACAGAGATTTTTCCGCTGTGCCGCTTCTGCGCAAAGGGGTTATTCATGCCGTTAACCGATGAGAGATCGATACGGCAACGAGTTGTCTGGGAAAGCGCGGCATCAATAAGTAATGGCCGCTGGAGAAAGGCGGCCTCATCCACAAAATAAAGCGTAGTACGGTCACCGCGCCCGATATTATCGCCAGCTTCGCCTTTAATTACCGCGCCAGTGTCAGGAAACTCCACGCTCATAAAACGTGAATGCTTTCTCTCGTCCCAGCCTCCCCGAAACTCGGCAGGAAGAGTTGCTATAAATTTGCGTACTTTCCAGAACAGCGCTTTTGGATCAACCGTGCTATCGACATACTCCTCTTTACGGGAACCAAACCCTATAACCATTTCACGGTTAAACAGACATAACGCACTGGCCAGACCGACAGATGTCCAGCTCAACCCCATTTCGCGGCTTTTTTCAGTCAGACCATTCTCATGGTTACGCGAGCGTTCCATAATCCAGTCGATCCATTCCTCCTGCCGTGGAAACAGCAAAAAAGGAATGGTGACCGGAAGACCATAATCGAGATTGCGCGGGTCAGTAGTCATGCCCCAGTCGATGATGAACTGCGCCGGGTTTGTACGGTAAAACTGCCTGAGAGCAGGGAGAGTTTCGGGAGCCTTCCTGATACGTTGCAGACGCTCCATTCGCCATTCGAAAACCTGAACATAATCAGGATTTTTAAAGTCAAAGGGGAATGGTAAAGGCATAATCAACTCATCATTTTTTTGTACAATTCCGCTGCCTGATCAGTTGTCAGATCAGTATTTTTTCCTGGTAGAGGCGTTTTTTCTGGTTCACTGGTAGTACCTATACTCCAGGCTTCTCTCTCCAGTCCGATCAGCGTTTTCAGACTGTCGCTCAGGTCTTTCAGAGATTTCACACGGGAAGGCAGACTGATGACTTTTTGATAAGTTTCATTGAGCCGGTCGCGGCCTTTATCGTCAGGATCGAACATGATGTTACCCAGTTGCTCCAGCGCCCCCACATCAGCACACTGCGCACCAAGTTCATCAAAAAACGTGTTTGTGAGTTCCCGGGCCCGGCGAATATCGCCCCGGTGCTCCATGCGTACCGAGGCTATTACCTCCGCAGTGGCTTCTATCAGTACGCGTTCTGTAAGTTCAGTTTTGGTGCGTACCGTTTTGCGTACTTCCTGTTTGCGTACCAGATCGTCAGCCTTTTGCTGAATCCTGGCGTTAAGATCACGGGACCAGTCATCACGCTTTGCGCGCTTGCGGATAGCACCTTCACTAATACCATGATGTGACGCAATTTCACGGAGGGACATCACTCCGGCCCGGTATGCCGTCTCGATGGCCTCCCAGTCCGGTTTTGCCATGATTATATTCCCTGTGATTAACCATTATCGCAGCCCCTCACTGAAGGGCTGCTGTAATGCCTGATCTCACCTACTGCATAACCGTATTATCAGCATCACTACCGAGAATATCGGTCAATGCGGTATCGACAGCGGCGTCAATCTGCTGATCCAGAGTGGATTTAATCTGCGTTTTAACTGCGATGGTAACGGCGTCTGATTTGAGGGCGTTTTTCACCATGTCGTCGGTGACGATATCTTTCATATCCGGCATTTCTCTTTGCTCCGTATGGACGAGGCTTTTCAGCCATTGGGTTATTTTCATGAGGTGTACCAGTTTTTAGCGTCTGGTTACGTTTTTGAGGTGTACGAAAACTGGCTTATATCAGTACGATAAAAACGCGATGTAGTAGTACGCAGACCCAGAGACATTGTCATGTTTATGCATTTCTGAAACTCCCCCGCAGGTACGCTCCTTTTCCCTCCTGCGGGGACTTTTTTATCTGCACTGCGTGCGAACGTACTCCTGCAAATACTTCAGTTTTTCCTGGTCGCTGATGATTCCGGCGCGGATATTGAGAACGTTTTGTCCAGCACCTGGAGAGAGTTCGACGGTGGCAGCATTGCCCACGCGGCTGGTGCTGGCGGTTTCGGTCTCGGTGGGCACTGAACATCGCCCTTCGACGCGCACCCGGCCACCAGCAGCAAGGCGGCGCTGCAAATCAGTATTCCTGGTCTGTGCATCAGCTAATTCCTTCGTGTATTTTGCATCGAGGGCGGCGACGTCACGCTGGCGCTTCGTCATGTCAGTAATTGTCGCGTTCGCCAGCGCCAGCTTATGAGTAACGGTGTCGCGCTGCTCTTTGTACTTCACCGCGTTACCGTGGTAGTGGTCAGTGGCCCATGCCAGCGCTGCGATCACTATCAGCAACGAGACTATTACGCCGGTGGTTATACGATTCATGTCACCACCAACGGATTTGTCCTATCAGATAGCCAATAGCGGCGATAAACAGTACCAGCCAGATCAGGACAAATTTCCAGTTTGGTAATTGCTCAATCATTAGTCGCAACTCCCTAATCAGTTTGCTAATATCAATCACAGGTTCTCCCTTGCCTTATTCAAGGTGCAGAAACAGAAAACCCCGATCGCCGCTAACGTTCGGGGTTTTCGCTTTTATATCCTTCGTAAATCAGAAATCGGCAGATTTTGTGTTATCCGCCCCTGTGGCGCCATGTCATTTTTTGGTGAATTATTCCGCTGACAACAATTTATTGATCAATCCCCCAGCACGCCAGCGCCGATTCCTGGTCGCGTCGTATCACCTGGCCGTAACACTGATTTTTCCGGTTGTGGCAATCTTTGCCGCCGTCATATACCCAACGGCGAATTTCTGCACATGCTCCTTTGCGATCTCCTTCGTTCAGTTTCCGGTAAAACGTGGACGGAAAACATTTACCGGGACCGATGTTATACGGACAGAACGACGCAATACCGGCTTTCTGCGGTTCGGTCAGCGGTATGTGAACATGTTTATTTACCCATGCCAGCGCTTTATCCCGCTCGATGGCGTTGTAATGGTCGCACTGGCTTTGCGTCAATCGCTGGCCTTTCACAACGGGTTTACCATCGATACGAGTCACGCCACGGCATACTGACCAGACGCCGCCGTTATCACGAACGGCCACCAGCGTATTTCCTTCCCGCTCCTGCAAAAACTGGTCGAGTAGCTTCGGTGCGCCGGCACCGGCGGCAATCAGCGCCAGCATGGCGGCGGAAAGACCGTATTTAACTTTTGTCCTGAGCGCCATTACTGCCCTCCGGCATTTCAGATACCGCCAGCATCTTTAACGTGCTGTCATGGTCGTTTTTTTCCAGAATCCGGGCGATTAGCCTGTTACGCTCCTCCATCGCGGCAGCCTGCCTTGTCTGAGCCTGCTCTGCTTTCTTTTTGTAATGCTTATTAACCAGAAACGTACCAATACCCAGAACAATACCTATCAGCGCGCCATAGTCGTTTAACGTCCACTGGGCGCATATGCCGCTGATTAATGCCCAGATGTAGGCCAGCCATGTCGTATGTTTATCCATTGTCATAACTTCCCCTGTCCGGGAAATGGACTACCCGGATGTCGGGTAAGTGGAAATAAAAAAGGCCGCGCAATAGCGCAGCCTGGTGAGGGATGCAGGAGCCGATCCCCATTTTCATACAGATATCTTCACTACATTTCCCAGCTTTGATATCGTTGATTTAATAAAATCAATAACCTGAAAGGACACTCATGAACGGGAAAACGTTGTACACCTTGGACAGGCTCGGAACATTATCAGCAGGAGCTCGCATTGAACATCAAACAGCTTGTTGTTCCATCGAACTTCAGGAGCACGTCGCAAATCGTTTTTGGTCACAAGTATCAAGGCACGGCAATAATTATTTCTTCAACCACAATATCAACCTTCTTAAATCCAAAGAAAATATGAGTGTTTTCATGGAAATGCTTCTTGAAGAAAGAAGAAGAGCAATCTTTCCAGATAAACCATCCCGGTTTCGTTCTCTCTTTGCCTGTGAAACTATCCATGATGCAGCCAGGTTTAGATTGTTAAGCCATGTACCTTCAAATACAGCTATCTATGAAGTCCATCAGACCGCAGGTTACCACAGAGCTGATATGAATTTACTCAATGTAAACTGTACCCCTCCAGAAATGTCACATCGACTGGATCTTTACTGGCAAGGTAAAACAAAAGAATTGTATCCCGGCTATGAACCATTTTGGGAAGTACTTGTACCGTTGCCTGCAATCATTGGTGGGAGGATTCAGGAATAACGGATTGCTGTCCTGACTCCGATTTTACTTCCGTAGCCAAAATAGCTCTGACTCAGCTTTAACTCCTGAATAACTTTTTCCATTGCTTTCAGCGCATCCTCTAAATGATAACAGTCAACTTCAAGCACAAACGTTTTGAGGTTGTCGCTGTTCACTCCCGGAAACAATGAGTGACTGTGTTGACCCGATTGATACATAGTGTCCTCCTGAAACGACAAAATCCCGTGGCTTCTGCGAGATTTTTTTGCAAAATAATGTGGAAGCCAATCCCCGCTATGCAGCAGCGATATAGGGCGAAACAGAAAATGCCGCGGTGCAAGAAACCACAACTCAAATCCTGTGGTATAGGCTGCTTTTCCCAGTCATAGCCTCGCCCCCGATAGCTTGGATGGTGCAGCGTGCGCTCAAAGGGCGCAGGCTTCACGGGCTGGATTTATCAACAAAACACGTAGCGGATGATTCCCGTGAGGCCTGAAACATAGAAGACCGACCAAAGGCAGCCTTAAAACGACAAAACCCACCAATTTTGGCGGTTTTTTGATGATTAAGCAGCGTGACGTAGTAACCACTCTTAACAGATTACGATAGTTTTTGCGTACGCGTTAGTATTTTTGTAATATCGAAATCTTCGAGAACACAACAGCAAGAAAGTAAAATGGACTATATATCAAGACTTAGGAATGTTATGAAGTCAGCGGACATTGAGCCCTTCATCAGACATATTCGCTTTCCTTTTTTCAAAAACCTTACAGAAGGATGTAAGGTTGATTTTAACTACCCTATCACAGCTCTTGTGGGCCAGAATGGAACAAATAAAAGCTCCGTTCTTAGGGCTCTTTTTGGCTCACCAAACAACTATTCACTCGGCAGTTTATGGTTCTCAACAGATGTTGATGAAATTAAAGATGAAGGACGTTCTCGCTTTATTTACGGGTATTTTGATGCACCAACAAAATCGATCGTAGAGGTTATCAAAACGCGAATTTCGAAAGAAGACGATCCTGATTATTGGGAGCCATCAAGACCAATAAAATCGGATGACATGGCAGCAATGCCTGAAAAGATACTCTCACCTAATCAGTTGAAAACCAGATGGAAAGCAATTGAAAAAAACGTTATATACTTAGATTTTCGCGCTACTATTAGTGCATTTGATAAATTCTTTTATCATTCTGACTTTCATACGTACCCAAAAAAAGATTATCTCAGAAAGCGCAGCCAGATGCTTAAGGAGATTATTGACAACGACCTCAAAACCTACAAACCACACAAAGGGAAAAAAGATAAGTTATTTATCAATACCTTACTAGAAAAAGATAAAGTTAAAATCATTGGCGATATACTTGGAAGGAAATACAAAAGCATCCGATTACTGGAGCACTCATTATTCACCAATGATAGAGCACCAACAATTATTCTCCAATCTGAAAACTTGAAATATTCAGAGGCGTTTGCCGGAAGCGGAGAATTTGCAGTTTCTATTTTGGTTCATAAACTAATGGACTGTCAAAAAGCCTCATTAATTTTATTAGATGAACCTGAGGTATCACTTCACCCTGCGGCTCAATGTAATCTAATGAATTTCTTAAGTGAGCAAGCATTAAAGAAAAAACATCAAATAGTGATATCCACCCATTCATCATCGATAGTCAAAGACTTACCGAAGGAAGCTATAAAGTTATTTTGCCTTAATGATAAGATTGGTAAAGTGGATGTTCTTCAAAACGTCAGTCCAGAAGAGTCTTTCTTCATACTTGGCGAACGTATCGAGAAGAAAACAATTATTGTTGAAGACCGTTTAGCTAAAAAATTCGTTGAGAAAGCTTTAAAAATTGGTGGTATGGGACTTTTAAACTCCTTTGATGTGAAATATTGCCCTGGTGGTGCCGGAAGCATTTATCAAAATATTGCCGTACCATTGTGTATTGCTAATGTTAAAAATGTAATGTTTTTATTAGATGGAGATCAATGCCAGACAAATGATTTCCCAAGGTCGAATTCAATTCCTGAGAATGAAAATCCGAACTTGCAGGAAATTATCAAAAAAACCATTAATCAAGATATAAAGTTTCACTGTGACGGTTCCAATGGGGCAGCCAATATTAAGCAGAAAAGCAAGATGCAAAGAGATTTTATTGATTTCATTCATGATAAAATCGCCTTTCTGCCCGTTCTGACACCAGAAAAATTTCTTATTGAAAATACACATGGTGATTATAAAAACTACAGAGACTCCATCTCTAAGGAAATTACTGACTCCAAGCAAATCACCATGGAGATTTGCAAACTCGACACAGGAGAAGAGGATATAACTGGAGATAGCATATTCGAAACTCAAATCAGAATATTAAATAAAATACCTAACGATCATATAGCTTTTACAAAAACACGAGAGATGCTGCAAATTTTCTTAGATAATGATACTATCAGGCCATGAGTGAGGTATTAAATGACTAAGAAGATACATGTTTATGATTTTTTCTCCGGATGCGGCGGTACTAGTGCTGGCTTGAAATCAGTTGGCATGGATATTGTTTTTGGATTGGATATTGATTTTGACTCGTCCAATACTTTCAAGAAAAACAACCCATTAGCACATTTCATCCAAGGTGACATCAAGCATACCAATGTTGAATCAATTGAACATTTGGTTACTCAGTCACAAAAAAACAATGCTTACACGCTTTTTTGTGGCTGCGCCCCATGCCAACCCTTCTCTAAGCAAAATAAGGCGCGAAATGAAAATGACCCACGAAAAGACCTTTTAAGTGAATTTACTCGGTTCGTTTCGTACTATGCCCCTGACTTCGTTCTTATCGAAAATGTTCCTGGCATACAGAACGTTGATATTAATAATGGCAATTTTCAGAATTTTTTAGAATGTCTCAAAAGACTGGATTATAAATTCGATTATGGTGTAATTCCTGCCTTATGGTTTGGTGTGCCACAGACACGTGAGCGCTTTGTTTTATTGGCATCAAAACATACTGCTATATCTTTGCCTACAAAAACCCATGATGGTATAAAAATTCCATTCGCAACTGTAAGGGACTGGATAGGTTCTCTTCCGCCCATTGCCGCCGGTGAGAGTCATAAACTGGTAGTTGATCATACTGCCGCCAAGTTATCCGCTATCAACATAAAACGTATACAGGCTACTCCTGAAGGCAAAGGACGTGAATCTTGGCCCGAGGATTTGATATTAGATTGCCATAGAAAATATTCAGGTCACACTGATGTTTATGGCCGTTTGTCGTGGGATAAACCAGCTAGTGGTTTAACCACACGCTGCATCAGCTATTCTAACGGCCGATTTGGCCATCCTGAACAAGACCGAGCTCTATCTCTTCGCGAAGCTGCTTTGCTTCAAACATTCCCTTTTGATTATATCTTCACTGGGTCTATGGTTTCCAAAGCTAAACAAATCGGAAATGCAGTACCTCCCAAAATGGCGGAAGCACTGGGAAGAGCTATCATTTCTTCTTGTTAAACGTAGCCCTATTGGGCTTCGTTTAACATCGCCAACACCCCTGAAATAAAACCCATTGCGTCTTGCAATCGCTTTCGTATCATACCATCTGAACATTTGCGTTTTTTAGCAATAGCGCGAAGCGAAATGCCGATAACAAAGTGAGCAATTAATAGCTCATATTCTTCTGGTTTATACTTCCGCAGGCGGGCAACACATCCGTCGATCATAATACCATCATCATCATTGCACTGTAGACGGCATTTCTTACCATGAGGCAACAGGCCTTTAAATCCTGCGGCGATCGGCTGCCAATCTACCCCACTGTTGTCCGCAGCTGCCCAAGCACCCCAGCGGTCCATTATTTCATACATATCATGCATCATTAACTCCAGTTTCTTTAATAATTATCCGCCCTAACTCGCCCCAAATTTTTTTACCCGCCCATCCCAGACACGACTGCCGTCATCAAAGATGGCATAGAGTAATGCCTTTTCGAGATCGTCTTTGTCTGGCTTCTGTTGATGGGCCTGGCCAACGTGTTGCGCGCGCTTTTTCTGGCTCCAGACATTGGCATGGGGATAACGAAAGTTACGTGATATCCGGATTCTGACAGACGGCTCCCGTGCAGGCGGACTTCATGCTTGAATGCCCAGTACGCTGCTGGTCGTTTATGCCATCGGTCGCGTTGAGTCATTCGGGGTTTGCCAATCGGCGTAATTTCATAAATTTTCATGCGGGCACCACCAGCCCGCGGCGGGCAACTTCAATCACTGTCAGTACGATTGCCCTGTTCATCAGACACCGGCGCTCTTCCCTGCTCAGGTGACTGCCGTTATCGATTTCATGATGGCATTCCTGACAAATAGCCGCCGTGGCGCAGTCATCCGTTTTCATTCCCATGCCTTTGCCTTCATTCATGTGCGCGACCTGCGTTCCCCACCGACCACACAGCACGCACTGCTCAATCTGCCCGACGGCTGCCAGCCATTTTTTACTGCGGTAAGTTTTCATTTCAGATAAGAGCACGCACGCCTCCGTACTGGCACATGCCCGAATTCTGGTAACAGGGCGCTTACCGTCCAGTGAATACAGTCATGATTCAGGCTGCGCTCCGTCTTTACCCCCCTGCGCCGGTACTGCTTCACCAGCTCATCCGCCTCTTCGGTGGTACAGTTCGGGTGTAGGAACCATGTTTTTCTCATACCAGCCGCCCGAAATAATCCCCGCTATAGCGAACCTCGCGTAGCTGAATACCCTGAGATACCGCAAACGCCTGGCTGTACCCAATCAGACTGTTCATACGCTTTATTCCCATCGCGGCGGTACTTTCACGAATTGGCACCAGTTCGCCTTCCAGACCTGCAATCACCTTTCCCTGTCCACCTGTTGCAACAGAGTGACCGGACACCAGAATTGCCTTCCACGATGGTACGGACCAGGATGAACCGGCCCACTGCACACGGGTATTAGCCAGATCGCCACAGATGGCGTGAAACAGTGAATTTTGAGGAAGGGTACGCTTCGGGTCTGAAAAGCTGACGACAAGCGGAAAATCAGCATTCACAGGCTGGCTGTTGATGTAGTCGATAAGATTGCGACGAATACGATCATCGCGGAGATAAAATTTTATGCTCACGCGCAACCTCCACAGAGGTTAAACGCCGGATACAGGAAATCCCCACTCTCCGGCGTCGCCGGGAGCAGAAATCCTGATGAGGTTTGCCGGACCAGTTGTAAATGCACCACTACTTCTCCCGTAATGGTGCAACAGGTGTCAGTTGTTCAGGCTGACACTACCAGTATAAGCTACCGACTCTTTTTACTGAAGTAATCCTGACACTGATGGTGAGATTCACGGGTTATCAGTAATGATTCGGGCGGCAGCGGAGTAACAACGAATGTACCATCCTTATTGGTTACAACTTCATAACGTCCGGTAATACGAATGACAGTAAGTAACTCCTGTTCGTTCATGGTGAAATATCCTGTTCGGGCTTCTCCTTCCCCTGACGGGGGCCGTCCTTTTTATCCATGCGCGCGCTTATAGTAAAAATACTAATTATTCACCTGTCTAATAGAAAAACCGATATCGTATTGATCTGTTTACAACTTCATTCTTAAAACAAAAAACCCGCCGGAGCGGGTTGAATGTGGGTGCGTTGAGGATACCTGACACATCAGAGGTGGCGGGGATTTCTCCCCGCCGGGTCTCTTACTCCTCAGATTCGTAAGCCGTGAAGACAGCGACCTCCGTCTGGCCGGTTCGGATGCGTACCTCGCAGAGGTCTTTCCTCGTTACCAGCACCGCCATTACAACGGTGATACAGATGACGATCAGGGCGATTAACATCGCCTTTTGCTGCTTCATAGCCTGCTTCTCCTTGACCTTTCGGTCCGTAAGAGGCTAATCTACGTGTGTAGAGCATAGATGTGGCCTCAGTTTAATGTTAAGCGTCCTGCAAGACGCCGAATGTTAACTGGGGCTTTTCTCTGTCTGCCTTTCACGAATGCTCCAGGCAAACAGCCTCAAGCACCCGCAGCAATTGTACTCAACGCTCTGTGTTACGCCAGCTATTTGTCAGCCTCCATGCAACTGTTATGTATCATTTCGGCGTTCATCACCTTGAACCCCATACCTTCAACAATCATTTCCGCCCGTAGCACATCCGCTGTAAATCCACTGACGGTCGTCGTCACGATAAAAAATCCCTCACTCACCGCCCGCAGTTGCGGCACACGCAACAGAATTTCATCAACCAGATGGATATGTTTTCTCCACCAAAGGAAACCGCTGGTGATAACCAGACGGGACTCAGCTCCTCCTTCCTGGTATTCGATTTTCATGCAGATTTCGCCTCCCGGTAATGTCCCCGATAAAATGCCAGTACCCTTTGCATCGTCACGCTGTTCCGGCACTCCGTACAGATAACGTTTCTGGTCCGGTCGTAGGAACTCACCACACCTTCCGGCGTTTTCAGAAAGCGGGTAATCCTGGCATCTTCACGTTTCTGCTTCCAAAGCCGAAAAGCCTGTTCCGAAGGGAAAATACCGCTTCTCCCGGCCTGATACAGATCCCCACAACTTTCCGCCTTTTCCAGGTAGTGGCGGGCTGTAAAAATGGTTAACCCCGTTATCTTCCGAAGTTCTCCAAACGTCATCCGACCGTGTGTTCGTACCAGTTCCGTCAGGCGCTTCTGTATTTCAGCTTTCTGCGCCGGTGTGTAATTTCTGCTCATGAAAACCCTCCGGAAAATTATTTCACCGCCCTGAGATAGCTGACGTTCGGGCGCCAGCTCCCCCAGTCAAAATTCACCCACCGCCCACCATTCATGGTCATTCTGTCCATAACCCGCTGGCCTGCCAGATTCGTCAACGCCTCGTGGTTAAGATTTGTCAGCATTCCGACGCTGCGCAGGGATGCCGTCCGGCGATCGATAATTTGATTCAGCGTTACCTGCTCGTTTCTGGTCTCACGCTGCACGCCAACCTCATCGAGGATCAGCAGATCAACCCCGCACAATTCACGCAGAAATTTCTCGCCAGATTTCCCGTCATCGTAGCTGGCATGAAGCGCACTCATCACATCGGCGACAGTGATAACAATCACACTGCGTCCGGCATTCATCAGACGATTGCCAATGGCGGCGGCCAGATGATTTTTTCCGGTACCGGGATTCCCGCTGAACACGAAGTTCGTGCAGCCAGTATCCAGTTCACCAGCAATGGATTTAGCCTGACTGAGTGCATGGCGCTGGCCGTCGTTCTGTATCCGGTAATTTGCGAACGAGCATCCGCGATGCAGCCGCTGAATCCCGGCCCGACCGAAGATTTTTTCTGCCCTCGCCTGACGATTCTGACGATCAATTTCTTCGCAACTTCTGCGCCCTTCGGCGAGTTGCCATTCCCGCCACTCCTCCGGCGTCCGGAACGGTGCTGCGCGTTCGGCAGACTGTGGCGCCAGTTTCCTGATTCTGGCCAGAATCCCGGTATCTGCGATATTTTTCATGGTCTGTCACCCCCTGAAACCCGGTGGAATGGTTTTATCCGGCGGCGAAACCGGGATACCAGGCATACCGCTACCTCCCCTCACAGGAATATCCCAGTGATTTTCAAAATGCCTGTCCGGCCCGAAAAATGTCGCTGCCTGTTGCACGAATTCAGAACCAGCCTTGTGCGTACTACCGAGATACGCCACGTAGCGCCGGACACCGTCGAGCATATCGCCGGGGAGGACGCCCTCCCGTCGTCGGGCATTCCAGGCTTTGAATGCAGATTTTTTCGGATTGGCACCTGCCCGCTTCGGATATTCCTGCCAGACCAGTTCAAACTCAGCCGGATAACTCCCGCCTGGTTCATCGTTTTTTTTCGGCGATGAACCAGGAGAGATTGGATCTGGTTCTGGTTCTGGTTCTGGTTCTGGCTCTGGCTCTGGAGTCCCAACGACTGTTTGAAACCCTTCAAGAACCCTTTCGAAACCGTTTAATTTACCCGGTTCAAACCTTGATATAGCCTGCCTCATACCATCAGCTAACTGTGACTTAATGGCTATTTTATCCGGTACATCACGGAATAATTTCAACGCTGCAATGGCTACATTCGGGTTTTCAAAACCATTCCATTCCAGATAACCGGGAATTAACACCCATCGGGTAGCTTTATCCCGTATGGCAAAACCATTACGGGATAATTCTTCAAACCCTTCTGATACCCTATTTTTATCCCATTGCAAATCCTCACAAACGTACCCGTCGGGGAGACGGAAACAGCCGGTCATATTGGCGTGGGGACTGGTTAACAGATATAACGAGAGCATCCGGCCATCATCGGAAAGCGAGCGTATGCTTTCGCTGGTCCAGAAGGATGAATTCACCTTTCCGTAATCACGCATAAAACCTCACCACGCCCTTACAGGGCGATCCGAATATATAAAAATTACTCACTGGTCATGTCTCTGGTACTGCTGGCGATAACCGCTACGTAACGCCTGTAACGCATATATGGCCTCGTCACACTCCCGCTCAAAATCCGCCAGCGGCGCGCCAAGAAGTACCGCGCTTGCCACTGCGGTTTTTTTAAAAGCTGTGAAAGCAGGTATTCAATGCTCTGCCCTGCCGTTATTCGTTTATGCAGTTCCGGCGCACTTTCGCGGATCGCCTCCAGAATAGCGGGGATCAGCGCAGAGAATTTCTCGCAGTGTTCCGCCGTTTCCCGTTTCCGCCAGCGCTGAAAAATGTTTATCCGGTTACGGCGCCATGCGTCGTAATCCACCGTTCCGTCGTCACGCTCGATACGGTGAACCGCTATTTCCGGTCGCGCCGGCTGCTCCAGGAATGCGCGGGTGATCAGTTGCGTGGCGGTTTCCTGGGTTATCTGTAGATATGCCAGCCATGACGCCAGCGCCTGACTGGCTGTTTCAGGGGTGATCATGGTTGTTCATCCCCTCCTTCGCCTGCGGTGATAGCATCCTCTGGAATCCCACTCGTTGGGGTTGGATGTAAATCAGGGCGTAACTCATGAGGCGTGACGCCTGTTAGTTGGTAAATCTGGATCAGTCTCTCTGGAGGGACCCGCCCATGATACTGATGAACCCATTTATTTAACGAGGAGGGTCGCATGTTCAACGCCAATGCAAGGCGGCGCTGGTTGCCCATTCGTTGAATTGCTTTGTCTAAACCAGTCATTGAATTCTCCCATATTAGCTTTCATGCATCATTGTTAGCTTGCAACTAACATTTGTCAACAACATCATAAATTGTTTTGATTAGCCGTTGGCTTATACTTCCGTTATGGATATGAGAAAAAAACAATACAACACCCCACTAGCTGCAAGGCTTGAAGAAGTCGCCGAACGCAATCACCTATCTAATTCGGATATGGCAAGGATCGCAGGCGTAAGTAGGTCTTCAGTTAATGCGTGGTACAAGAGGGGCACGATTAGCAAGGATTCAGCAGCTAAAATTGCATCTGCTACAAACGTTTCCCTTGCATGGTTGCTTACAGGAACCGAAGAAAAAAACACACTTGGGTTGGACGAAGATGAACTAGCACTTCTGGAAACATATCGCGCAATGCCGCCAATTGAACAGCGCAACATGCTTGCTGCGTTCCAAATGAGATTGCAGCAACTGAAAGAGTTTTACGCAAATTACGCAGACCCAACCACAAGACAAAAATAAATAACAAAGAAAATCAATCAAATACCGCAAATGAGCGGTATTTTTTTTGCATTAATGATAGCTAATGGTTGACATATATTCGCCAATGACAAATACTTTGTAGCATCAAAGCACAGGGTGCAACAGGTAAACGTTCCGCCGCCGGGCGTTAAGCGGATGAGGGGAAAATGAAAGCAATCGACTTAGGCAACAATGAATCTGTGGTTTATGGCGTATTTCCCAATAATGACGGTACGTTTACCGCCATGACGTTTACCAGAAGCAAAACTTTCAAAACTGAAGCTGGCGCACGACGCTGGTTAACAAGAAACCATTGTGAGTAAGAGCCAGACAGGAAGCCGGATTCAGAAAAGCATCCGGCGCAACACGAAAGCGCACTACGCAGAACCTTAATTAAGCTGGCAGCACAGGAACCAGTGAGGTATGAGATGAACTTCAGAGAATTACCGATATCAGTCCAGAACATCGCAGCTCAACTGCTGGCGGACAGAATGCCGTGTGCCACGAACACCAGTGAAAACGAACCAGCAATGGCACTGGCCCAGAATATCAGCGATGCCTTCACCCGGCTTTATAATCCGATGAAAACCTACACCATTAACTATGACCCTAGTCGTCCTGGCCCTGTATACCACTGCCCCGATGTGGATAAAGACGGGCGTCAGCTCCACGATACGGAGCATACAACACGAAGGTGAGGCGTTAGTCGGTGATGCGTGTATTCATCACCAGAAAATCATGAGGTTTTAATATGAAGTTTATTGCAAGGAATTTAGCCTGGCTTTTTCTTCGATTATATGAGCCGCGTCTCTTTGAATGTCAGGGAGCACGGACAGAAGCGTTAGTGCTGCCCTCGGTTCCATTAGAAAACGAAACTTCTGAGTCGTACCGCCGACTAGCTGGAAACATTCAAAAACCAGCTCTCCTGTATTGGGGTCGAGAAAAATTTTCATAGGGTGAGTTAATGCTACGGGAAAAATCATTTCAGGAATATCAGACATATTATTCTCTCTTAACTGTAGGGGATTTTCAGATTTTACCCGGTTTCTCGCTGTAGGGGTACAGCAGAGACTACCGCAACCCGGAGGTAGTTAAATAAAGCCGGGTACACAACACGAAAGCGCGTTGCGGGATATGTTCATATTGTTCCTGTCGTTAATCCAGCCTGACAGCGCGCTTCCGGTTGCGAGTGGAACCCGTGACATTGCTGTGTGTAGTCTTTGGCGGTACCAGTTCATTCCTTTCTGGTATTCGCCCTTTTTAAACCGGAGATATGACCATGAGCACCATCGGTATTTATCTGGAGGGAGCTGACGCCACAATTAAACCCGTAAACATTCATCGTGTCGGTGTTGAAATTGAAGGTATTTCATTATCTGAACTGGTTGAATCGGTTGATGACACCACGGAACTTCTTGATGTCATCGGCGAGAAAAATATAGCCCGCTGGATTTCCACCAGAAATAAACTCGACAGCTTTCTTGATTACTTCGACCACCGCGATGTGGCTGACTGGCTTGAAATAAGGGTCAGTGAATTACAACAGGAGGACTGAAAAATGAAACACCAGCACTACGGTACGATGGAGGTCATACGGCAATGTGCGGTTCCCGGAACAATGGTTAAATATAATGACCGGATTTATAAAGCCACGGCTAATACCAGGGGAAAACTGACGTTAACAAATATTCGTGAAAATATTACCATCCGGGATTTAGTTATAGAAATTTATCTTGATGGTAAAGGCGAACCACTGACAAACTGATTAATTTAACAATACCATTTTTTAAATCATGCCAGCAATGGCAGGGATTCACTCAACCTGAAAAAGGAAATAAAAATGAAAAATACAACGCCTGATGCAGCAGTATTACAGGAACTAAAAGAACTCACCAGCCGTATATTTAAGATATGCGAGCAAAACAATATGCCGGTAGTTATTGGCTATTCATACGAGTTAAGCAGAAACGAAGATGGCTATTCAATAAATAAATCAATAACTGCATATGCAGATGAAAAAACAGGGGCATGGGACTCCACTATAGCCGCAGCAGCCATGTTGCTCAAAGTGAAAGACGTCCCCCGGGAGGTTATTGGTGCATTGAAGAGCTTGTCTGTTGCCAGTGATTTTGCGCGGGCGATGTCTGAGGCCTCAAAGGAAAAAAGCCTGCATTAAATGCAGGCGCTTCCCCGGCTTTACATCCCGGCGATGCTGAGGTGGGCGACCAGACCCACCACCAGAGACATGACCAGTGAGCACCCGGAGAGGACTTTCACTGGCAAAACGATTTTAATCTTAACTGAGGTTAAAAAACAATGAGCATTAAGCAGGAAGAATATTCATTTTATTACAAGGTTAAAAATGAAAGTGCCAGGAAACGCCTCGGCTTTAAAGCCGGTTTTTTCTGGTGTACAGCTAAAAAGCAGTCACTCGCCCTCTCCCGTGGCGAACTGGCTATGGATGCGGCCGGATTTGATGAAGCTGATTTTGCCAGACCTGTACGCGTACATTTTCCGGTAGAAAATGACATTCCGCCCGAGGGTGTCTTTGATACTAAATTTTGTGAAAACCGCGAACCCGGTGGCGAAGACGGCAAAACCCTGACACTTATCCCCGGCGCAGCTTCTGCTGTTAAATCAGATGAAACAGAACTCGCCGACGGTGCTGGCACTCCTGCCGGAGAAAACGGGATACAGGAATCTCATAACCCGCCAGCAAACCCTCAACTGACCGTGGTTGCGACACTGCCGTTCCGCCATCGCGTTCTGGCACAGTATATTGGCGATGGAGAATATCTTTATCACGTCGATACAGACCAGAAAAAAGAAATCGCGTGTCTGGAGATGGATACTCAGAATACCACTGTCCAGAACCTGATACTCGCCGCAGAAAATGTAGAGCCGTTCAAAAAAGCTATCGAACATGATATTCACAAAGCAGTGAATGCGTATAAACAGGTATTTCCTGTCGATGGAAAAGTACCTGAGTTATGCACCACTATTAAGTTTTTTAAGGAATGGTTCAGTGCTGAACACATTAACCGCGGCCTGCTGGTTAAGGAATGGGCTGAACGCCTGAAGAATAAACCTGCACCCGTTAAAAAAACCGGGCCACATAAAGTAATTGTCGACGACGTAAATAAGCCAGAACGTCCACGCCGTAGCGAAAAACCGACACACAGAACGATTAACTATGAGCTCGCCTGTGGTTTCTGTGAGGAGCTGGATCTGAATAACCTGCGTCCTGCAATGGATTTTGCAAAACGTATCATCGCCGAAGACCGGGAAGACTGGAAGCGAATGTCGATGACAGTGGGCATTATTCCCGACATCAAAGGCTACGACCGACAAACCATTATTGACCTGGTACGCAAAGCGCCAAAGGCCGTACATAACGATAATCCTGATCTTCGCCGGACGTGGTGCGAAAGCTTTCTTGCCGTTCATGGTGTTCGCGATCCGGACTGGTACGAATATGTGCCTGATAACACCCCAACAACCCATGAAGAAAATGCAGCAAGGCTTCGTCAGGCGGGCAAATGTCTGCGGGATATTGAGGCAGGGAGGTTTCAGTGTGATGAAGAAAAACAGCAACCGACAGGCGAACTGGCAGATGAACCAGCAACGCCTGAAGCAGTGGAACAGGACACAACTGAACATCATCCGGACCCGCAACCGCTGGAGAATGAGCCACCTGTAAGCCAGACAGAAGCAGGCTACCAGAAAATACGGGCAGAACTGCACGAAGCACGTAAAAACATTCCACCTAAAAACCCGGTTGATGTTGGTAAACAACTGGCAGCCGCGCGCGGTGAATATATCGAAGGCATCAGCGACCCGAACGATCCGAAGTGGGTTCATAACAATTACAGCGCCTCAAATCAGGGTGAAAAAGAAGAAGTGGTGCCGGAGGAAAAACAACCAGCAGCAGAGCCGGAGGCTGTCACCAGAAACGCAGACGGGACTTTCGACGTTTCAGCGCTGTTCAGTGCCCCCTCAAATCAGACCGAAAAAACGGAAGCCAGAACAGAAAGAGATGGAGAAACGCCGAAAGAGAGTAACCAGCAGGAAACGGCTGGCGATACAGGGCAGGAAATTACAACGGACGGTGGATCAGGTACTGGCGGTGATGAAGCTGGCGAAGCGGCAGATCCCGTAGAAAACGGAAATTTCACTGTCCCTGATGATATACAGCCAGGTATTTACTATGACATCCCTAACGAGGCGTATCACGCTGGCCCCGGCGTCAGTAAATCACAGCTTGATGATATCGCAGATACACCAGCAATTTATCTTTGGCGCAAAAATGCCCCCGTGGACACGGAGAAAACAAAATCTCTCGATACAGGAACGGCTTTTCACTGCCGGGTACTGGAACCAGAGGAATTCAGTAAACGCTTCATCATCGCACCGGAGTTTAACCGCCGTACCAGTGCAGGAAAAGAAGAAGAGAAAACCTTTCTGGAAGAGTGCGCCCGGACAGGAAGAACCGTGCTTACGGCAGAAGAAGGCCGGAAAATCGAACTTATGTACCAGAGTGTGATGGCGTTACCGCTGGGGCAGTGGCTGGTTGAAAGCGCCGGATATGCTGAATCATCAGTCTACTGGGAAGATCCGGAAACAGGAATTTTGTGTCGGTGCCGTCCGGACAAAATCATCCCTGAATTTCACTGGATCATGGATGTGAAAACCACTGCTGATACCCAGCGGTTCAGGACAGCTTATTACGATTATCGCTACCACGTACAGGACGCTTTCTACAGCGACGGTTATCGGGCGCAGTTCGGTGAGATACCCACCTTCGTCTTCCTTGTTGCCAGTACAACCGCCGAATGTGGGCGTTACCCGGTTGAGATTTTCATGATGGGTGAAGACGCAAAACTGGCAGGTCAGCGGGAATATCGTCGCAATCTGCAAACCCTGGCCGAATGCCTTAATAACGATGAATGGCCTGCCATTAAAACTTTATCACTGCCCCGCTGGGCGAAGGAGAATGCAAATGCCTAAACAGCCACCTATTGCAAAAGCCGACCTGCAAAAAACACAGGGAGCACGCACCCCGACGGCAGTGAAAAATAACAACGATGTGATCAGCTTTATCAACCAGCCTTCCATGAAAGAACAACTGGCGGCGGCCCTGCCCCGCCACATGACAGCGGAACGCATGATCCGGATAGCCACAACGGAAATCCGAAAAGTTCCGGCGCTGGGTGACTGTGACACCATGAGTTTTGTCAGCGCCATCGTTCAGTGTTCCCAGCTTGGGCTGGAGCCCGGCGGCGCGCTCGGTCATGCCTATCTGCTGCCGTTCGGAAACAGAAACGAAAAGTCAGGCAAAAAAAACGTTCAGTTAATTATTGGCTACCGGGGAATGATCGACCTTGCCCGCCGTTCCGGACAGATTGCAAGTCTTTCCGCGCGCGTCGTCCGCGAAGGTGACGATTTCAGCTTCGAGTTTGGTCTGGAAGAGAAGCTGGTACACCGTCCGGGTGAGAACGAAGATGCACCAGTTACTCATGTCTATGCCGTTGCCCGCCTTAAAGATGGCGGCACACAGTTTGAGGTAATGACCCGTAAACAGATAGAGCTGGTACGGGCACAGAGCAAAGCCGGTAACAACGGCCCGTGGGTTACTCACTGGGAGGAAATGGCAAAAAAAACCGCCATACGCCGCCTGTTCAAATACCTGCCTGTATCCATTGAGATCCAGCGCGCGGTATCAATGGACGAAAAGGAGACGCTGACTATCGATCCGGCTGATGCGTCTGTCATAACAGGTGAGTACAGCGTCGTCGAAAACGCTGGCGTGGAAGAGAACGTGACCGCATAACGGAGGCTGGCGGTCGCTGACCGCCTGAAATGATAATGAACAAAATCAATGCATTACCTGTAGAGCGAGACCAGTACGGTTACTGGACTCACCCGCTGTACGAACAGTTTTGCGATGGTCGTGAGGTTATCTCTCCGGACGAGTTTAATGCCTGGCTGGAGGCTAACGGTTTGGAATGGAAAGTCTCATACCTGGATGACGAGGAAATAGATCCTGACGTTGACGGATGCGACATTTCAACGTGGCAACCAGATCCGCCAGCAGGTAACGGCTGGTTTGTCGGTTCCATTCACGACACCGAAGACGGCGCGGTCTGTATCTGGTTACGCAACGTGCAGGACGGTCATTATGAGTAACAAAATTGTCTTTGTGAACGGCAAATCAAAGTGTGGTTGTGTAATGGCATTCAGTGACGGTGGCGGCGAATACTCAGACGTTCACACAATAATCCCGTGTGCCGAACATTCCATGCCTGAATCGGCACTTACTCAGCGTGATGATATGCGACAGGTGCGCGAACAACTGGAAGAAGCAAAAAAGCAAGTGGAAGAATTAACGATGTGGATTAAGCGTCTGGCCCACTCGCTTAGAAACGCCAGGCCGAACAGCAAGTTACACAGCGCCGCAATGAACTATTTGAGCCGTAAAGGGTTAATCAGTGTGGAGGATGTATTGCGATGAGCAATAACAAACTAACAGACAGGAAAATAGCTGAAATTCTGGCGCGCGCTGAAATCTGCGACGATTCAGTTTTGACTGACTACACCGATATTGCAGCGGCGATGCGAGAGCTACAGGAACGCCGCAGGCTGGACGGGATACAGCACGCTGTCTGTGAGGTGTGTGGAGTGCCGTGTAATAATCCCAATCACCCACAAATGGCTGTGGCACATGAGTACAGCGCCCAGCCAGTGCCGGTAGTGCCGGAGGAATGCCCTGCCGAGTTGCCATACGCGCAGGTTAAGGCAGCCGCTGACCTGTACGCCCTGTGCTGGCAATCGGGAGAAGTGGTTACTTATACGCCTGACCCAGAAAAGGCGACTATCTGGCTAAATAACTACTCGGGAACTTGCGTTCAGGAATACGTGAAGCTTGAACGACTGCAAGAAGCGCTTTCTGGCTACTCTCCGGTAATTCCGCGTGTTTATCTGGCTGATATTAATACCGACCACCAGCACTGATATTTGATGTTACAGCCCGGGTGCAGCCGGGCTTTGTGGAGAAAAATAAATGTCACGAATGATCCCCTTACTCGACTGGGCCAATGAGGAGTTCGGAGCGCAAGCACCAAGTGAGCGTATCCTTAAGAAATACGCTAAAGGCAAAATGATGATACCTCCAGCTGTTAAAGTAGGTCGTTACTGGATGGTAGACCGTAATGCTCGATTTGTTGGTACGCTTGCCGAACCGAAAATTCCGGCAAACGCCAGTCCAAGATTACAACGGATTATTGCAGATGGCTGCTAGACCACGTTCTCACAAAATTTCAATTCCGAATCTATACTGCAAGCTAGATAAGCGGACGGGCAAGATTTATTGGCAATATAAACATCCTGTTTCCGGACGCTTTCACAGCTTGGGTACTGATGAAGTGGAAGCTAAAAAGGTTGCATCCGAAGCGAACACGATAATTGCAGAACAAAGAACCAGGCAGGTTCTTAGTGTTAACGACCGTCTTGCCAGAATGAAAGGCAGAAGAACGGACATTACTGTCACTGAGTGGATTGATAAGTATATTGAAATTCAGGACGAACGGTTAAAACACCGTGAACTCAGACCTAATTCTTATCGACAGAAAGCAAAACCAGTCAGGTTATTTCGCGAACATTGCGGTATGCAATATTTGAAAGATATTTCCGCATTGGATATCTCTGAGATAACGGATGCAGTTAAGGCTGAAGGCCATAATCGTATGGCGCAAGTTGTTCGCATGGTTTTGATTGATGTATTCAAAGAAGCGCAACATAACGGTCATGTCCCTCCAGGCTATAACCCTGCCCTGGCGACCAAGCAGCCGAGAAACAAAGTCACTCGTCAGCGTCTTTCTCTGGAAGAGTGGAAAACTATTTATGAAGCTGCCGAAAAGCAAGAACCATACCTCCAGTGTGGAATGTTGCTCGCGATAATAACAGGTCAGCGTTTGGGCGATATCTGTAACATGAAGTTTAAAGACATATGGGACGATATGCTCCATGTCGAACAGGAAAAAACAGGATCGCGTTTAGCCATACCATTGGACTTGAAATGTGAAGCCCTGGGTTTAACTCTTCGGGACGTTGTATCTAAATGCCGGGATGCAGTCATCAGTAAATATCTTGTGCATTTCAGACATACCACCTCACAAGCAAACCGCGGTGATCAGGTTTCAACCAGTTCTTTAACTTCAACATTCAAAAAAGCACGTGACAGAAGTGGACTGAAATGGGATAAGGGATCCCCACCCACTTTTCACGAACAGAGATCATTATCAGAACGCTTGTACAGAGAACAAGGTGTCGACACGCAAAAATTACTCGGCCATAAATCAAGAAAAATGACAGACAAATATAATGATGACAGAGGAAAAGATTGGGTGATCGTCAACACAAAAACAGGGTGA